ATCTTTTTTGTTTTTGGATTTTTGTGAGGGGGCTTCAGTGTATTTTTGGGGCTTAAGCTCTACTAAGTATGTTTGCTCGATTGCAGAAGATGTGATAGTGATTCTGAAGTCTATGAAATAGCGGTGGGTCTTATTGTCGGATGGACATAAATATGGAACTACAATTTCTTCAGATGACCATTTGGTTACTGCGGAATTTGTATCACACCAGAACATCACGGCAAGCTCCCAAGATGACCTATAGTAGATCTCTTCAGAATTGCCTTGATACTTCTGTATGTTTTTTGGCTTAAACTTTCCCTGGTGCATAAAACTTTATGTCGTCTGCATTTATAAAATTTTCTCAACTGCTGGGTTTAGATGTAGAAGATTTGGTGGGAAAAACTAACATTGATACGATTAGTGATCTAGTGGGTGCCGACAAAAACCCACTTGAAATGGCATCTGATGCCTCTTCTAAACGATATGATGTTAGCTCTGGTGGAAAGTTAAAATCCGGTGCCAAAAGATTTCAACTTACCTATCCCGAAGATTTGTTTGATCATGTTGGTGCTTTCATTTTTTTCAACATCAGATCGTCAAACATAAAGAGCACCATACCCAGCTTTGGTGAAATACGATTGTTCATGCCAGCAACTCTTAGGGTTTCTTATGGAGCACAATGGAGCGAGATTGAATTGCCACTAGAAAAAATCAATGCTCTTGGAGGGGACGTTGTAAATAAGATTGTTAATGCCTATCAGTCTTCTGGGGGTGTAGGTGATGCTGTCCTTAAAGAAATAAGTGCTTTGGCCGATGCCGCCACGGCGATAGATTATAAGCAGACTGGATATTGGGGATTGGATAATTATTTGAAAAAAAACATGCCTGGGCTTTCCGGAGAACTTCGCCGAAACGGTTTCATACCACCAGTTGGAGATAACCAAGCAACAACAAACCCATTTGCAGCAATCAATTATAATGCACCTAGTTATAGACAGCTTCAACTTGAATTTGACTTTCTTGCTAGAAATCCAGATGAGGCGGAAGAGATACGAAAAATACTCAAGGCGTTTAAATTGGCGATGCACCCGGCAAAAACAGAAAGAGGCGACTCTGCCGTTTTCTGGGATGCACCTTACATATTTGAAATATACTTTTTCACACCGAGCGCAACGAACATGTTCAATTTTAAAAAATCGGCCCTAATTGGTATGTCTGTAGACTATGGCGCATCAGGAATACAAACGTTTTTTAAAGACGGCCAGCCCGTGCATATAAAAACAAGTCTTGAATTTAAAGAACTTGGATACCTCACAAGAGAAGACATCGAGTACAACTACTAAATTGTATTATGCGACACTTCGAATACTACCCAAAGATACAATATTCAGATAATCTTGCCGTGAACATTATGGTTCGAGGAAAGATCAGAGATGCGGTCCTCAAAAATTCTGCTCTGTATTATAAGTACACAATCTCTGATGATATGACAGCAGAAATCATTTCGCACAAATACTACGATGATCCAAATAAAGTTTGGGCAATCTACTATGCAAACAACATTCTCGATCCAGTTAGAGACTGGCCTATGACAGAAACACAATTTCAAAAATTCATAATCGAAAAGTATGGGTCGATTAAAAAGTCGGCGACTAAGTTCAACGCAGATGGTAGCATATGTTGGGATAGCATACATCATTTTAAACTCAAGGATTCGGACACTAAATTGGAGTATGTAATAGACAAACAGACTTTTATACAACCTTACGACACACCTTCAGGCACAATTCCAGATCAAGCATATCCAGTAACTTTCTATGAACACGAATTGTTCTTAAATAATGAAAAGAGAAATATAATCATTTTGGACAAGAAACACCTTAATCAAATAGTTTCTGAGATTAGGAATTTGTTTTAGGTTATGAGCACAACCGGAACAGCAGGCACACACGAACGAAGACTACACACGCTGTCTCTCGTTAGTTGGGATGAAAAAAGATACGACATACGAGATCAATACATCGCACTGACCTACTCTGAGTCTATAACATCATCGTACTGTTCGGGCGATTTGATATTACTCGACGCGGTAGATTTTCCAACTTTGCTTCCAATGATAGGTGAAGAGAGAGTACAGGCAAAATTCAGCAAAATTGACTTTAATGATCCTTTGGGTGTAAATGAGTTTTTGCCCATATCTTTTGACATGTCCGTTTACAGAATGGATGGAAAGTCTATAGCCGGAGGATCTAGAAAGAAGCAGCTATACAAAATATTCTTTGCATCTCGAAGCGCATTTATCAATCACGATAAAGTCATATACGCATCATACAAAAGCATGCGATATTCCGACATGGTCAAAAAAATATACGAAGACTATATCAAAGAAGATGGTCCCAATTACAAGCCTTTGATAATAGAAGAGACAAAATACACCGCGGATTTTTATGTTCAGGGTCTTTCGCCCACAAAGGCAATACAAGAAATATGTAAGAGGTCTGTTTCTGCTGAAGATAATGGTAGTGTGTACATTTTCTATGAAGATCGTGATGCATATAATTTTGTAACTATACAAAAGCTATTAAAAAAAGAATCTAAAATTACTCTTTCCTGTGAGCTAAAAAACATTCTGAAAGACGGTTCTGTACATAGAGAGCTTGATTTGGAAAGACAATCCCTTAACGCAGATGTATACAGCCAACAGGCATCTTTTGACATTTTTCAGTCTATTAAGAGTGGTGAGGGCACATCGTCTTTGCTTGCTATCGACCCCACCCTAAGAAAATTTTACTATGAAGAATTTGATCTCAGAGAAAACGACAACGCAGGTCAAGAAAACTGGTCTAAGTATAGTAAGATCTCAACCAAAAAGCCTTGGACAAAAAATAATAAAATGTTCGTTAATCCAAGAGCAAACCTCAGTGTTTTAATTACAGATGTTGAGTGGTCTACAGACGACATCATAGCCAAAAAGAGTTCTGAGTCACCATCCGATTCAAGAAAGGATATTTACTTAGAACGAATGTCAATGCTCAAACAGATTCAAAAGACTGTGCTGAACGTAACAGTCGCGGGTCATCCAAACATAAAGGCTGGTGATATAATCACCTTCAAAGTTCCGGAGAATTCTGGTGCCTCTTTGTCTGGTCAAAAACCAGAAGAGGAAGATAAGTGGATTTCAGGAAAGTTTTTGGTTTGGGCTGTATCTCATGTGATCGAAAATGATGAATATCTTATGGGACTCAAGCTCATAAAAGATGGTTTCGAAACCGACATATTCCACAGAGATCCAACCGAATACGGAGAGTAAAAATCCGTTAGACATTTTTCAGGAATGTGTTATAGTGTGTGTAGAAATAGCAATCAATTTTGGATTGCATTTGTAGGAGACAATGTAGGTCAATGAAAGACAAGAAAAACTCGTCGAATGAAAAGAACGAGGTGTCTGAAGAGTCGAAGCGCAAAAAGAAACAGAAGCGCATGAGACAGCAAAATGAGGAGCAGAGCATTTTTGAAGAGATGCTTGAAGAGGTGCTAGAAGATGAGGAGGTTTATCAACTTCTTAAGAAGCTAAAAGACTAGCTTCTCACCTGTCCTCATAATACACATTATGATAAAGACAAAGCCCATATACTATCTCGCCTCTCCATATTCACACAAAGATAAGTCTGTTCAAAAGAAACGAGCAGAAGACGCCACTGAAGTTGCAGTGAAATTGCTTCACCACGACATATTCGTGTTTGCACCTATTCCATACAATGAGCCTTGGGAGAAGTACAACCTTCCTGGCGATTGGGGATTTTGGGCAGACTTCGATAAGTCTTTTGTGCATCGTTGTGATGGTGGTCTCATAGTTCTCATGCTTGATGGATGGGACAAGAGTGTCGGCGTCACAGCAGAGATAGAGTTTGCAAAGCAGCTCAACAGACCTATTTACTATGCAACAAAAGAGCAGATAATGGAAGGTGACTTGAGCTTCATGAAGATCTGTCACATTGACCAGTACAGACTTTTTTGTCAACACTCAAAGTTATAGTAGGTGATCTATGCCGTATATTGTGAAAGATAAGAGAGAACAAGTAGACACTCAGTTGGGATATTTGATAGATGCCATAACTGAAACATCTCGTGGTGATGTATCTGCACTGCCTGGAATATTGAACTACTGCATCACTGTTTTGATAAAGTCAACGTATAGACTTGTCACAGGAAAAGCAAAGCTATCATACGCAGATCATAATTCTGCGGTGGGTATGCTTGAGTGTGCAAAACAAGAATTTTACAGGCGCAATACCGCGCCGTATGAAGATGAAAAGGCGATTGAAAATGGTGATGTATGACAACGTATATAAAAGCAGTGTTGTTATTGGCAGCACTGGGCATGGCCGCTCAAACGTTTTTGATACGACAAAACGAAGAGCTTGGAATATTGTATCTGATACTATTCACATCTCTTCGAGAATTATGGGAGGACACTAATAATGAGCACAGAAGAAATCTCGCGTCTTGCAAACTTGATTGCCCAAAAGATAGTGAGCATCAAAAGTATGGAAGACAAGTGCTCCCAGCTACGCTCAAGACTCGAAGCATTAGCGCAAGAAAAAAGGAGCTTAGAAGAAGAGCTAAATAGATCAAATGATATGATCAAGACACTCAAGCACGAAGTCACGAACGACCTTCTCATGCCTGAGCCTAAGATTAAACTTGTTGGAAATGGAGAATAGTTATGCGTTATCTTTTACTTTCAATCGCACTTCTTACTGGATGTTCGGTGCAGGCAGCATCAGAAACGTCTGATATTAAAGCTCGTGTCTGTGTTGAGGAGCTATCATGCAAGCAGGAGCTTGCTAAGGATTGTCCTAATGGTGGTGTTCTACATAAGGCAACGCCGGCAGTTCTTTTACATTACTCGTGCAATCCATAATGTCTTATGGGTATCCTGAGATATCTGTTTCAGAAGTTCTTTGATAGAACAGAAGAGCCTGTTGACTTCAAGAATTCTCAGGGTATCCTTATTCGTCCCGATGGTAGTTGGGTTGTTGCCGATTCAAAAAAGAAAAACGACAGCTCATACGCACCACCAAAAATAATAACTAACATACCCCCACCACCTAAGGCGGGATGGTGGAAAGACAACCCTGAAATAACAGAGCTACCTTCTCCCCCTGAATACTTTCCTCAGGGTCCTGAGCTTTTTTCTAAGCTAGAGCAGTGCTTACATATGGACATAATAGACTCATGTGTACACACTCAGACACAAAACAACGTGTACATATTGACTATCGAATTGCCTTGTCAGAAGGATCATGCAGAAAATATGCGTAGATTCAAGATGTTTATCAGGGCCATGGAAGAAGTATACAAGTTTAAGACGGTTCAGCAAGAGCGTCTAAATAGTGTGACAAGCAACGAGCAGCACTACCTTGTTGTTTTTGAGTATGATCCTAAGATGCATGTGTTGAAGAAACTGAATGGAGACAAAGACAAATGAAGACTGAGCTGGAGCGAGAGCTGGAGGGACTCAAGATTAACGAACAGATCAATGAGTATAGCGTTTCCCTCGGATATGGAACCGCAGAGTACACAATAGACCTAAACTCAAATAACTCATTGGACCTTAAAATTTTGGCAAAGAGACTTTCAAACAAGTATGGTGCCTGTGACTTTGCATTGTACAACAGTGGATCTGGCCGAGCCGTAAAATTTGTCGTCTTCCTTTAATTGACCCAACACAAAATTCTTGTTACTCTATTCGTAAAGTAGTGCTATACAACACGACATTGTGTGATGTCGGTTTTATAAGTATAGCCAGATGTGGAAGAAAACGGCAGGCACAAAGGAAACAAAAATTCTTGAACTAGAGAAAGAACTCTACGTTGCACACAAACTTGGGTACATCTTTAGGTACACTCACATAACATCGTACTGTGCTCTTGGAGACTTTTCGAAATCTGTGGGTGTTGAAATATTGTTTTCTGATGAAGTAAATTTGGGCAAGATCAAAGAGATCAAAGACTACATAGAGAAGAAGTACAAGTTTTACGTTGATGATTTGAGCTATATAGATCCGTCGAGTTCAATCAAGATCATAACAGTGAGGTATTAGATATGAACATGGTACATACAGAATTCGAAAAAGTGAGGGTGTTTGAGACTGAAATCAACAAAGTCAAGACAACGGGTAATGTAGTAAAAACCACCAACATAAGAAATCAATCTGACGGTGCAAAAGGCATCGAAATCTTTCTAGATATGCGCGTCTCCCAGTCTCAAATCCGACACATCGTTCATTACATAGTGAAGCACTACAACTTTGATGCTTACTTCTACACGAAGACACATTCAATAAAGGTTTGGTACAGAAACGCTAAGTAATGGCTAAGGTCTATTCAATCGAATCGTATCGACTCAAGAGGGAGATAAAAGACCTCGAAGAAAAGCTATCGAAAAGAATTCAGTATTGTGAGAAGAATGGATACATGTGGCTGGATCACTATACTATCAAAGATATGCATGAGTGTATTAACGATCTCTATGACAGATTGAAAAGGATTGATGATGAGAGACCTGCATAAGATTGCATCTCAGTACATACTGGTCGATCACTTCGACATGGTGTATGACATAGAAAATAGTCACGGCAATTTTCTATATGATAAGAAAAATCATAGGCTTCTTTTAGATGCCTTTAGCTTCATAGCAAGCAACCCGATAGGACACAATCATCCTAAGCTATCTGATCCAGACTTCGAGAGAAAGCTATTGAGAGTTGCTAAAGTGAACCCCTCAAACTCAGATATTCTGAGCGACGAGTATGTGGAGTTTCTTGAAACGTTCTTCAAGATTGCTGTGCCTAGCTACTTTCGAGACTCGTTTTTCATAGCAGGTGGAACACTTGCAGTAGAAAACGCACTAAAAGCTGCGTTCGATTGGAAGTATAGAAAGCTGCGCGGGCGAGGTGTGATAGTGAATTGCGACGATTTGAAAGTTGTACACTTCAAAAATGCGTTTCATGGACGATCTGGCTATACCCTCTCACTCACAAACACGGCAGACCCAAGAAAGTACGATCTGTTTCCAAAGTTCGCTAATTGGCCTAGGCTTTCTGCACCCGCAATTCACGAGAAGTATACACAAGAAGAGCAAGCAAAGAGAGATGCCAAGTTTCTACTGAACGCACTTGACCACATCGAATGTCAGGGAAATGAGTGTGCGGCAATTCTGATTGAGCCCATTCAGGGAGAGGGTGGTGACAATCATTTCACACGAGAGTTTCATCACAATCTCAGGAAGATTGCAGACGAAAAAGAGATGTTGCTTATATACGATGAAGTTCAAACTGGTGTGGGACTCACAGGAAAAATGTGGGCACATCAGAACTATGATGTTCAGCCAGACATAATTTCGTTTGGCAAAAAGATGCAGGTGTGTGGCATACTCAGTGGCAGCAGAGTGAGAGAAGTAAAAGACAACGTTTTTGAAGAGAAGTCTAGAATCAATTCAACATGGGGTGGTAATCTTGTTGATATGGTTCGCTCTCAAAGGTATCTTGAGATCATTCACGAAGACAATCTTGTGTCGAACGCACGAGAAACTGGCGAGTATCTTCTGCAAAAACTAAAGTCTCTGGGACTATCAAACGTTCGTGGACAAGGATTGATGTGTGCGTTTGATTTGCCAAGCACATCGCAGAGAGATGAAGTTGTTCAACGCTGTATCAAGAATGGACTGTTTATTCTTGGTTGTGGAACTAACTCGATTAGACTTAGACCCTCTCTCACATTTACAAGAGAAGAGTGTGATCTCCTAGCAGAGCTGTTGAACAAGAGTCTATGAGCCACCCAGCACTACAGACCGTTTTTAGTCAGCTTCAGATGGCTAAGAAGTTGCAGTTCGTTCAGGGAATAGATGCTCTCGTAGAAGAGTACAATCCCATGCTAGTATCACCAGCTCAAAGGCTCGTCGCACATTCTGAGATGTCCTCTCTACACCCAAAGAGTGTTAAACTATACGTTCGATTTTGTCCTAGCGTATCTATGGAAAAGATCAAAGAAATAAAGATGCATTTGGAAACTCTGTATAACTTTCACTGCCACATCTGCGAATGGTCTCTGCCAATCAGGCTAGAAATTTCTCTGTAGCATAAATATCTATCATGAAGAGTTTCATAGAGTTCTCTCGTCAACTAGATGAGAAACAAATTCAGTACGGCAATAATGCCAACTACGGGCAAGTAGTGTTCTTTGCTGGCGGAGCCGGATCGGGTAAAGGTTTCGCCATATCAAACTTCATAGACAAGAGCAAGTTTAAGATCTGGGATGTAGACGACCTTAAAATCAAGATGCTCAAGATGCCGAGCATGATAGCTCGATATCCAGAAATTGCTAATCTGAAGCTATCGAATCCAGAAGATGTGCGTAAACTACATGCAATAGCACAAGCAGAACAAATTCCTGAAAAAGAACTAAAAGCATGGATTGAAAACTTCCACAGTCCAGAAACTCTGCCAAATCTTCTATTTGATATGACATTCAAAGACATGAGCACAGTGACATGGGTTCTTCCTTCTCTCATCAAAGCTGGCTACAAGACACAAAACATACACATCACATGGGTGCTCACAGACTACAACGTTGCTATCGTGAACAATAAGTCTAGAGAAAGAGTTGTTCCCGACGACATCATGTTACTCACTCATACGGGCGCGGCACTTACAATGCACAACATTCTCTCTGGTGGACTGCCCAAAGAGATCAACGGCAGCATGACAATCATCTTGAACAATCCGAAAGAAACGGTCTACTATCCCAAAGAAGTTCCTCAGTACAAAAAGTCAGAACCTCTTTCACCAACACACTTGGGTCAGATCGAGACTGACAAGAGCGGTAAGCCAATATACATTAAGACAGTAAGTGACTTCACATACATCAAAGTCAAAGATGCTGGGAAATCGCTACCTCCTTTACCGGAACTAGACAGCGCACTACGAGACAAAATTTTTACATGGGTAATCAAAAATGCCCCTCAAGTAAAAGAGATCGAAAGTGCATACGGATCTAGATAGATTAGAATCTCAGCTTGTCTTGGCGAAAGAGATGAATTTCATTTGTCATCTTGAGATTTTTCCTAGTTGTGCGACCATACACTTTTCGCCCACAGTAACATACGACACTATACACAAACTGGTGCGCTACATAAATCGAGAATACAAAAACGTTGCTTGGATACCATCGTCTCTGTATCTGTGCAATCCTAACAAGAGAATCAAAATTCACTACAAAAGAGACCACTCATGAAAAGCACAGATCATCTTTGGAAAGAGATTGATGATGCCGTTGTCAGTGGTTTCATATACCAGATGGAAGAAATTAGTCAGAAGAGTTCTATGCATGGTCCTACTATGTATGGAACTAGGATTTGGTTCAATGGTAGAGTCAGTGTCGCTCAGTGCGAAAAGATTGCCAACTATATAAGAAACACCTACAAGATGAAAGTTGATCAGTATCTTCCATTCTCTCTTACGATATGGAACTCAATCCATAGAGACGATGATGAGGAATAATTTTGTGAATGTAAAAAAATTTGCTATTGTGTATTTGAAGGAAGTAAATAATTATGCCAAACACAGACAATCATGATGGTAGCCATTATCGAAGCCTCATAACTGAACTGCAACGAGCTAAGAAAGAAGGTTTTGTGTTTGAGCTTGAGTTTCTAGATCATGACCTTAAAGTGAAGATGAGTGACGACACACCAGACAGCAAAATTTCTGAGGTTGCAGAACACATCAGCAAGAAGTACAGAGTTTTTGCAGAAGCCAAAATCTCATCAAAGATAATCATGATCTATGATGTGTATAGTCTAGACCCAAGGGTATGAAATCGATAAATGACCTCAAAGATGCCCTCGCAGTTGCTTTCAACAAGAATTTGATAGCAAACTTTTACACACACAGTCACTTCATCGACATAGACTTTCTGGACAGAACAGAAGATCAAATGCTAAAAATCTATCAGCTCAAGAGTTACATACAAGCGAGCTATGACAACGTGCGCGACGTTGAATATCTTCCAGTGATTAACAGAATTCGTGTCTACATATGCTAGAAAAGACGATAGCACATCTTGAATATGAGATTTTGTGGGCGAAGGAAAACAAGCTCATCGAGGGATATGAAAGAATACCCTATCGTGAATACTTCATCGTAAAGCTGCTTGATACAACAACCGATGAAGTCAAACAGAAACTTAAGCAGTACATTCGAGATACATATAAAGACGTACACTTTGTTACAACGGGCGCAAAACCCAACGACAACTATCTATATGTCAAGTACACATAAGAAGAGAATTTCAGAATTGCTCGAAGAGTTGAACAAAGCTGTTGAGCAGAACCTCATAGACTCCATAGATCACACGCCCGAATGGTACCAGATTCATGTAATATTTCCAGAAAGGCAGCCACAAGATACCAAAGACAAGCTAAAACAACACATTCTGCAAACGTATAGAGACATCGTTCGAGTAGAGACTTCTCAGGCATCGGCAATTCTCATCGAGTATGAAATCTAAATAGAAGTATGACAGAACTTACAGACAAAGAAAAGTTACAGCAGCTCGTCTATGGATTCGACCTTGACGGGCTCAAGATTGGGTGCCTATTACCAGAGTCTCTTCGTAGCCTAGTGCTCACAGAAGAGTTCTTGAAGGAGAACACACCCTCACTCGAAGACAGGGCCGCCACAGTAGCGTACACCGCATGTTACTACTCGTATCTTAACACACATCCAGATGGCACAGAAGACGACTTCAGAAACAGAGCAGACCTTTCTGAGTTTGAGAAGGTTGCAGACAACATTCAAACAAAGCTCAAAGCAGAAGTAACACTACAAGAGCTTGTAGACTTTCACAACAAGAATTTCAATACGACTCGTGTTCGCAGGGAAACACAGACGAAGTAATGCTCTCGCAAAGAAAGCCCGTAAAACTTCTCGAAGAGCAGTGTAACAAGGCAAGAGAAAGCAATCTCATAGAAGAGTACATCTACAATCCATTCACTGCAAGACCCTACATGATGATTCGTTTCCACACAGGAACAGATCAGTGTAAAAAGGAACTTGTTGCTGCATACGTTAGAACAAATTTCGATGTAGACAGTGCAGAATTCATAGCAGAGAACAACGTGCTTTACATAGTATACGATTTTTGGAAGAGGTTTCCAGAGACATATTAGTACCCTAAATAGTGATTATGTTTCTGAAGTCCTTTCGTACATTTTTAGATGAACAGCTCATCGATGTTGACGCATCGGATGTTACTAAAATATACTCACCAATCAAAGATGCTATGAAAGAATTGACTGTTGTATGGAATCGTCATTACAAACGATTCATGTTGACCCAAGACGCCATCTTCTCTTCTGGTGCACCCTCGAACAAATCTGCCATAGCAAGAACAATCAGCCGAGAGCTGCAAGAAGTTATTCAGAAGTATCAGCCCATCATAAACAATCCAATAAGAACATTTCCGTCATCGTCTCTGAAGTCTGAAAACGCAAAAAAGGCTCACGCAGTAAATCCTATTGAAATTCATGTCTGGCTGGTGTCGCCGCCACGCCTCGGAGCCGGCAATTACTACTCACCGAGTCAAAAAGCGATACACATTTCTCTAGACTATAAGATTGCTGATGCCATGTTGAATCGACTAAGCACTATTCCACTACATCAAATACCCATGCTTAGAAATGAAGTTAGTGAACTAAAACATAAAGCAACAATAAGACACGAACTTACTCATTGGATAGATGATTCTCTACACAACTTTTACATCACAAAGAGCTTAAATAACATCGATGATCTGAAGCGAGAGAAAAAGACAAAGCAAGCAGAAATTGCATACAAAAAAGACTTGTCGCACAATCAATCGGATGTATATATGGCACCGGTTGAAATTAACGCCATGGTCAATCAAATTGCAGAATACAAACGCAGAGTGGGCAACAAAAAGTATGACTCATTGTCTTGGAGTGAGCTGATGATAGAATTGCCTAGCTTGGGTTCAATAAACGCTAAACTTGGATCTAAATGGCGCAAAAAGATGTTTGAGCGATTGTCCAGAGAAAAATTGATAGGCAAAAACTTTCAGTCTAAACTTGATACGGTGTTTTAATTATGCTAACGTTTCTTGAATTTCTAGAATTGATCTCTCTCGAAGAGCGAGCAAAGTGGAACAAGTCCACTGGTCGTGACTACTCAAAAGAGAAAGAGTATCAGTCTTCTCCTGAGCGCAAGAAGTATCGTGCAGAACTCAACAAGTACAATCGAGAGAAAGGCACTTACGGCAACGGCGACGGAAAAGACGCATCGCACAAAAACGGAAAGATTGTAGGTTTTGAAGCAGAGTCTAAGAATCGAGGCCGTGCAGAAAAATCTCGTCTCAAGGGCAGCAAACGAAAGAAGAAGTAACACAGGCAGTTTCAATGAAGTTGTCTAGTCGAGCACAAAAAACAGCGGCATCTCCACTCAGAAGCCTTGTTGGTCCCAAAGACAAATCAGTCCACATACACAAGCTGAATATCGGACAGCCAGATTTAGCTGCACCAAAAGAATTCTTCGATGGTCTAAAGAGCTTTTCAGACACACTTGTTGCGTATGACGAAGCTGTGGGAAACAAACGACTCATATCTGCATGGGTGAGTTTGCTGAAACGACAGTATGGCATAGAACTTTCAACTCAAGATCTGCTGATTACCTGCGGTTCGAGCGAGGCTCTGACCTTCGTGTTCAGTATTTGTTGTGATGCGAACGATGAAGTTGTCGTGTTCAATCCTTCATATGCGAACTATTCGGGTTTCGCTGCCGTGGCTGGTGTCACTCTTGTTCCAGTAACTACTAGCTTCGAGACGGGGTTTCATATACCCACATCTAAAGATGATATCTTGTCTCATGTAACAGAGAAGACACGAGCAATATTGCTGTGCAATCCAAACAATCCTACTGGCACTCTGTTCACACACGAAGAACTCAAGACGATTCTTGACATATGCGAAGAGAGAGATCTGTTTTTAATTGTCGATGAAGTGTATCGTGAATTCGTGTATGACAATCAGAAGCCTTCAACCACGCTGTCTTTGTTTCCTAAAAACGAGAGACTGATTGTGCTCGATAGTCTATCAAAACGCTATAGCTTGTGTGGCACACGAATCGGCTGCTTGATCACATATAACAAAGATGTGATGAAAGCTGCAAAGAATTTTGCCTCGACGAGGGTAAGCGCACCGTCGATTGAACAGCAAGCTGCTGCACATATGCTAGAAACTCTATCAGATGAGTATTTGGACGATGCGATCAAAGAGTATGAGTCAAGAAGAGACTTGCTTGTGTCCGAGCTGAATAAAGTCGAAGGTGTTGAATTAAACAATCCTCAAGGTGGATTTTACGTTCTTGCAAAACTGCCTGTAGATGATGCAGCAGACTTTGCCCAATTCATGCTCAGGGACTTCAGTGTAAATGATGAGACTGTGTTTGTTTCTCCTGCCGCAGGGTTCTTCATCAACTCTCAGCCAGTAACAAACTACGTTCGGGTCGCTTTTGTACTCTCTCGTGATGACATCAAGAGAGCTGTAGTGATTCTCGATAGAGCACTGACTACATACACAATCATGAAAGCTGCAAAACGCAGTTGACGATACAACGCTCGTGTCATATGATGCGGCCTCTTCTGAGGAGACTGCATGAGCACACACAAAGTAGACAAGCACTCAGCTATACAGTTTGCACTTCTATTGAACGCTGACGGAGAAACCAGAACATATCTCGTGAGTGTCATTCAAGGTGCATATCAAGACAAATTATGGCTGAGCATGGATGATCTATGCAACAGACTACGAGAACTCTCTAAAGACCATCATCCCGAAAAGATTTTGGATGTGCTGCACTATAGCTTGTGCTTAAGACTGTCAGAGCCTGTGGAATAGTCACTTTCCAAGCTCTCCAAATTCTTTCTAGACGAAGCAGACTCAAGTGTGCTATAGTAGCACTATGAGTTTTCAGAGCGTACAAAAAGAGATACAAGCTGCCGAACGGCGCGGCTTTCTCACCATTGTAAAGGGAGACACACAAGGTGCAAAATCACTCACCGCAGTGTTTCCACAAGACGTTACACCAAAAGCAGTAGAAGAGATCAGAGAGAGAATACTAAAGCTAGAGCCAAACTCGATTGTTCGTGTGAGTGTTTTTGAGCCTAGCGTAACACTCATGATCAGAGTCTCGATGAGAACCAAGAAATCTCGAAGTAGACTGAAGAAAGCTCGATCTGTTTTTATGTCGTTCTGTAGGTTTGTTCACAAGGTGATAGATCCAGATGCTTGACTACAACATTAGCACAGAGATGCTACAAACAATCGGGGCTGTTCTACTCTTGCTGATTCTCTCAAAGAGAATACTGCAACTCTCTATGGCGATTCTTTCTGCTGTGTCGTCTTTGGTTTTAGCTCTTTTTGGTGTTTGCTTGAGTGTTGTTCTGCTTGTTGTTGCTCTACTTCCAATAACATTTTTGGTTTGTAACACTACAGACGTTTGCAAAACCACAAAGTTGGCTGCTGAGTCTAGACATTCGAGGCACATCGAGAAATACTAAATATCATTCGACCAATTGGCGCACATTATCATAAGGAGAATTATGCCGCGCATCACTCGATCATTGATTCAAGAAGCAACAAACACACTCTCTGGCAAGAAATATGCTGTGACTGAAGACCTTGCTGACATGAGCGCAGCCGACAGAGGCTGGTACAAGCAGGTACTAAAAAACACACAAAAATACTTCGACAAAGCACTCGACGCCCTCGCCTCTGCTGAGTCTGAGCTTGAAGACTACGAAGACATCGACAGTCTAGACTCAACCGAAAAGAAAATTTGTAAGACCGCTCTAAAAGAGCTGCAAGATATTCAAAAGAAACTCGACGATACTGCCCGCAAATTGGGAACAGATTTCTAAAAATCACCACATGGACATCAACCTTTTCCGCAAATCACTCGCCAGTAAGCAGAAGAAGCTATTTGAGGCTCCACAGTTCGACGGTAAGGTAACTGCTGTTGTGTGGCACGGCCGCACCTCCGGAGATGCAACTCTAGAAATCCATCAAAAGCACGATAAGGGCCAGCACGGAGTAGATCAAGCTGCGTTTGCGCTGCTCAAAAAGCACTTAGGTTCAAAGCTCAAAGCACTCACAAAGCTAAAGATAGATCCATCGCCAATCCGCACGTCAACGGGAAATTATTGGCTAGTAACTGTTGAATTTAAGACAGAAGATGCGTTCTAATGGACATCAACCTCTTTCGTAAATCACTAGCAAGCAAGCAGAAGTTAGCCATCACTGAGGCAAAGCTCAAGATGTCTCCTGAGCTATATGCCGAACTGAAGAAAAGAATATCTGCACTCAAAGACAAGATTCCAGAACATGTCGAGGCGATTCGTAAGAGTGGCAAATTTAAGGATCTTGGTAAGCGAATCAGGTTTGATGTTTTTTACGCAACAAAAATGCATAAAGACCACGACTTAGGCGGTCTGAATGACGATCATATTGACTCTGCCCTAAAACAGGCGTTCAAAGAATTAAACATCAAAGATAGTTAGTATGGACATCAACCTCTTTCGTAAATCACTAGCAAGCAAACAGGGGCTTCTAAAAGAGGGTGTCGCACGAAAAGAACACGCAGGGGGAGACTGGCACCTACTCAAAACACATGGCAACTCAAAGATGGTGTTTGCATCAAATGAGTGGGTAGGAACGATTGACTTCGTTTCTGGCTCAAACGTTGTTCCTGGTGCACAGTCGCAGTACGTTGCAAAGATTAACGGCCAGTACAGAGACAGCAGACTAAAGATAAGCAGACCCGTGGAGAGAACCGTCGGCTCATTCAAGAGCGAAGAAGCCGCAGTAGCAGCACTCAAGCAAGCAATCGAAAATCTCAGAAAATGACAACATACATACATGAGCAGAATCAAACGAGTACAGAAGAACAGCAGAAATAATCAACGTATGGACATCAACCTCTTTCGTAAATCTCTAGCAAGCAAGCAGGGTAAACTCACATCCATTAACGAGAGTGATAAGAAGCTCGAAGAGAGTGTGATTGGCTCGAATCTCGCACATCAGATACTTTCGCTCCGTAGTTCGGGTGATATCAAAAAGATGGCAAACACAGTTGCAGAAGTACAGATTGCAGTGCAAGAGAAAGCAGACTCAGAGAAGCATCTTGTGAACAAGTACAAGAAGCTGTTGTACAATCTGCAAGAGCTACTTGATATGCTCGATGGTGGTCGTATTGATCCTTCAGAGATCGAGATTTTACAGAGCGCAATAGTTGTAGACCTCAAGAGGCTCATGTAGTATGGACATCAACCTTTTCCGCAAATCACTCGCCAGTAAGCAGAAGCTCCTAGATGAAGCTCGCACACAAGATCCAACGGACAAAGAAGATGCCAGAAACGACAAAGAGATTGCTGGATATGCAGCAAACGTGAAGAGGAAGATTCCAAACGTACTCGCAGTTTTCAAAGACTTTGTAGACGAGTGGGAAAGAATGGTGCGAGTCGATGGTAGTGCTCGTACTCAAGATCTTGGTGCAAAGAACTATCCCTTCAAGAAAGAAGATGTAGAAGATGCACACGCACAGTTCGATCAATGGCTATCAAAGTTCTGGGGCGATCTTGATGCACTCATCAAAGACATTAAGAGCAAGTAGCACACTTCTGAAATTTCAATCAATTCCAAAAAGCCCAAATTAGCATAATTCCACACGAATTAACGCTATTGACACACAGCACGAATCCATGCTATGCTGATGTCTATGATACAGAACATTATAGACCAGCTCTCACTCGCCAAAAACATGAACTTGATTCACAGCGCCGCGGTGCGTACAGAATCGATGCCGGGTGGATCACGAATCGACCTTTCCATAATCATATCAGACTCTACATCAGAGACAGTGATGATGCGACTGCACGACTACTTCAAAGCGAAGTTTCCAAGAGCAGTCATCTACACGAACGGCCGCGTGTTTGCACTCACACTACACGACCAGATAACACACAATGCACCACAGAGCGTGAACATCTAATGACACTCGACACAATCATAGAGCAGCTACGAACAGCGAAAGCCAGGAACCTCATACTGCGAGCAACCGTATCGGTAGCGATGTTGCCCGCATCAGTAGTCATACAGCTTCCACACACGACATCAGAAGAAACGCTCGACAAGCTCAAAGAGTTCTTTAGAGCCACATTTCCACACACAACAATACAACAATGGCGCCATCAACATTCACAAGACCAATACAACACAATATGCATGTCATTCACAGTAGACTATACGCACCTTAAGCATGGGGCCGCCTGGTACGGTCCAACTCCACTATCGATATAGTACATGAGCCACATCTCAGCCCTCTTCCACGAATTGCAGAGAGCACAAGTTGCCAACCTCATACGAAGCCACCAGTACACATCACATGAGATACGCATCGAGTTCCACACAGATACACGACACACACAGAAGCAAGATATCAGAGCGTACTTGACAAAGCAGTACCGCGTTAGCACAGACCTAACAGACAACTACAACACACTACGAGTATGGGGCTTCACTCTTGGATCTTACAGTCCGAGCGTAAAATGAGACTTTAGCCTTTCAGAACCACAAGTTACGATACGAGCATCAAATAATAGGCATACATAGTAGAACAGAGGTTGAGGAAGACTTCTGGAACCAGCATACTTTAGAAAAGTCGTAAAAAAGTGGAATCCGCAGGTGACTTAACGTGATGATCAACGAAAAACTTGAGGTCCTAGTAAAAATTTTTGACCTCAGAAATGTGGAAATCGTCCTTGACGTTCCGAAAAATCTAGCAGGCACAAAAATTCTACAGTCAACTATCGAAAAGTATTTGCCTGATATTTCAGTTCGCGTGGCCTCTGCGGCGTGGACTCTACTCTTCGCAGTATACAAACAAAAGTTTTCAGAAGGCACGTACGAAACCTTCACGAACAATTTCATGTGTTCCGCAGTGGGTAACGAAGCATTTCAAGAAACCCTCGCGCATGTGGCAACCAAAATCAAGCAAAATATTACAGTAGAGGACCTAAAACCTCTCATAGAAGAGGCAAACCAAAAACAAAAGGAACCAAATGCTGAAGGCTCTTAAACACCTCATATTCGCTGAGACTGATGATGCTGGAAAAGTGAGCCAAATTTCTGGTGATGGTCATGCATCTCTTCTCGTGCCTGTGAAAGCGTTTGATAGAGCCAGTGAGAGAGCTGTGAAAAGGTGCCTCGCTCAGACTGTCGGTGTGGTAAATGATGTTCAGGTACTCAAAGTTGCAAAAGGTGTCGTAAGTGGTTCTTACTACTTGGTGAAAGTTTCGTTTCGAGCGTGAACCACAAATCCTATTGTGTGCTCGTGTGTCTGCACTTAGGATACTGAATTCCTATTAAATTCGCATACTGTAACTTATTGAATCCTTAATGTGTTTTGGATACGAATTTTTCGTACCATAGTGCGTAAGTGTGCGAAATTCGTGTTTGGAATATTTCTTGACTTCCATGTGGAACCTGTCGTATACTGTAAGTATAGAGATAAGAGATATGAATAAGACTTTCACAAAGACCGATGCTCGCCACTGTAAGGCGTATGTAAGTGTGCTTAAGAGCCACTACGATGGATTAACTAGCTATCGCGGAAGAGTTTGGTTTTACGATTCTGGTGTCCGACTTTTCACAATGATCACCGATGTCGATAGACTCGATCCAAATGATGCGATTGAGGATGCTGTCTTCCTCATGAATGAGAATGGTGATTGGAAAGAGAGCAGGACTCGCAAGTAATTTTAAGGAGTTAGTATGGCAAAGTGGGCATTAGACGTTGTACAGCAGAAAGCAGTTTGGGACTATATCGATGCCCATGACTGGACGAATCGCCTGAGTGACGATGTTTGGTACTCTGATGGTGTGTTCAAGTGGGAAGCATGTGGCGAAGCTGTCGCAGAGGCTCTTGGATTTACTACTGACGCAGAGATCGCAGATTGTATTCATATCGCATCTCTTTATGAGAATCATGAGTAACACCGCGAGCATGTAACGATTAACAGAAATTAGGAGTATGAATATGACATTAGTAGAAAGATACAACAGACTGAAAGAAATCGAAAGACAGATTACGAACTTACGAGCATGGCAAGCTCGATTCTACGATGACCCCGTCGAGGTATCTTCCTTGAGTGAAGATATTGATGCTCTTATTGACGAGCGTATCGCAATCTTCAAGCAATTCAAAGAAGAGAGAGTTGATGCTCTCCACCACCTTATTGTGAATGGTTAATTTCCATGAAGCGAAAAACCACAGAGGATGATATCAAGTATCTGCTCGCACATAGGAACAGCATACTAGACAAGTTGCCTGAAATTCACAGAAGGGGCGGCGACGAGAAACTCGCGGTCTACATGAAGGCAATTATGGATATCACAAAGCAGATCGAAGAGCTGAAAGCTGAGAATAACGAATAGGAGACATTATGGAAAACACATACAACGAAACACTCGCAAAGGTTAAGGAAGCTAAAGATAAGTGGCAAGAGGTTGTCACTCTTTGCAATCTTGATGGTGACCAGGATGCCGCACATGCTGCCAGCAAAATTCTGTGCAAGCTCATGGCATTAGAGTTTCATCTTAACGCCCTTTCCAAATTTGGATTGTAGGATTCCACAAGGATTGCAAAAAGGCAAAATTTCACATTTTGTTATTGCAACCAGAACCATTCCCTGTTACTATGATTAGACAGTAGGAGATTTTTATGATGAACCGCGAAGATGTGATGAACGCAGTAAAAGAGGGCAAGAGAGTTATCATCATGCTCAACAAAGCAGAAGTGGTGATGTCGCGCTCGATGCCAATGGCAGTGAAAGGTGTTGCTGCCGCAAATCTTGCAAAGATTATCGTTAAGGATCCAGTTTTCGGAACCGTCTATTTCTCTGGCTTCTCACAGAAGCTCTTCGACATGTTCGAGAAAGACGGCATCAACGCACAGGTCTCTTTGAAGGTAACTGTAACGGGTATGGGAGATGCTACTGACAAGTATCCAGATCCTATACTTTTTGCAAAACCTCACCTGAAAAAGGGAGATCCTCTTGTCATCGATTTCCCTGTCGATGGCACTAAGATGGATTCAGAATTGCCTATAAACGTGTAAATTGGAGAAATGGAAAATGGTTAATCTCAACACTACAGATGCATCTCTTTGGGGTCGCAATCCGGCAGAACGCCAGGCTCTCGTTCGTGAATTTGTCGAGAAGCTCGGAGTTGTCGTGACTCGCAAGCAGGTTATTTCTCTGCTTCAGTCAACGGGTCGCACTCACGCTGATGCAACGTGGCTCTTTAACAATCGTATTTTTCGCGCAGCTCGTGGCCAGTATACGCTACAGCCGCTCATTTCAGATGGTGACAAGCAAACGGTTTCGCAGGGTGCACCGCTATCGTAATACACTCCTTGATGATTCAGTAAAGCCGCACCTTTACTAGGAACCGCGCTCGTAGCTGCCCCCTCCTGCGAGTGATAAGTAAGACAAGAGGGTCGCACCTCTGAGGGGGCATCTTTTTCACCTTGCGCTAACGTGCTCGGCGTCATATAGGTAGAAACATGTCGATGAACAATTTTCAGATAGACATCATAGACGGCACGTACAACATTTTCTTTGAAAACAAATTCATAGGCCACATTCAATACAGCACTGAAGATCAGGGGTTCATTGTTCAACCTCACGGTGCATCCTACAACGGGTTCTTTAAAGAACTTGAGACAGCGATCACAGAACTTGTTTTTCATACTTATGCCTCTAACAGAAAAGTGCCTAGTTGCTAGATGATTCTGAGTCTACAACCCTGAACTCGATGAAGTCACACTCATACGACTCGACAAACCGGTGCTTGCGAACTTGAGTGATGAAGAATTTTCCGATACGACTCACAAGAGGCACATCAACGACATCTGCTGTTCCAACAAATTCCTGAAGTCCTGCTTGTAGAACTTGCAGCCTCTTCTTGAGAAATCTGCAACGACGTTCTAACTCTAGCCTCTCATCATCAATCTGACGAAACTCGATTGCTAATACTTCTGCTTCTGCTTGCTTCTTCTTGTTCATACAACCTCTTAAAAATTGGATCACCTTGCTGGCTTAGCAAAGTGATCCTGTTCGCACTCACTACGCACCTCTAACAACAACCTCGTGTGGGTATCTCGATAGCAAACTTGTGCTAACAAGAAACTCTCCTAGCTTGTTGTCTGGCATTTTAGAAAGTCCAGGAAAGCCCTCACTCACAAGTGAAGATAACGCAGGCTTACCGGCTTTACTGCGAAGGAACTTCACTAGGAGATCTTGAGCTTGTTTTCGAGACATCACGAATTGTGGCAAGACCCATTCTCTCTGCCACTTTCTGTGAGTCGCTACAGACTTCGCTCTGCCAAACATTCGAGCTCCGTTTCCCCAACCCTCTTCCCGCGGCCTTCGATATGTGCGGTTCTTAGAACCTTTTGGTCGACCACGCTTTCTGATGACTACAGCATCATCGTGATGCTCTTGCTGAGTGTCTGTTGCGTTTCTGTCTTGGTTTATCACTTCGTTCATACATTCTCCTTACACTAGAAACTCGCTCATTAGCAGAATTGCTCTTGAGTTTGTTTCATCTCATAAAACTATGTTCGTATGGATCCACAAATTACTCAAGCCCTAAATTCGCATTTTTTGAGCAGCTTGAGCAGCTTGGCTTCTTATATACGGCACAAGAAGAAAAGTCAAAATGCTGTTGAAACGGGTACTTACCTGTTGTAACATGCGCTGTAGCAGCAATAGTGCTGGATTCGTTTAGGAGCGGTTATGATATTTGTCGTGTACATCGCAGAGGGGGTAGTCGGATTCGTGTGCCATGAGCTTTCTGTGCTTTTACAGCACATGCGAGAAAATCGTATTCACAAAGTTGAAGTTTGGAACAAAAACGTTCGAAGAGCAGCACACTGGTAATAAGTAGCTGATTCCATATATCTCATCTTAGGCCAAGTAGCTAAAACTACTTGGCTTTTTTTATGGTTTCTGTGGAATTTCGTGGTTGACAAAATTGTGGAACCTATGAGATACTATAATTGAAGAGAGAGATTGATATGAAGACGATAAAGACCCTGTTAAAGAGAATCAAGACCGAAGAGCTAAAGTTGGAGAAGCAGATCGCAGCAGCGTATGCCACTGGCATCAAAGAGCTCCTTGTTGAGTCGAACGACCTTGTTGGGAAGACCATCTCGTTGAATGAGCCAGTAACCACTTGGCAGAGAGGTCAGCTCCACTATCGCGTAACTAAGATTCACCGCTTGACGAGAGACTTTTACACTGATTCGAGTGGTCCTCTAGTTCTCGAATTCTCGGCTGAACTTGTTCGCAAGCCCAAGAATTTTCGACGCAACTATGAGCGCCGAGTCGGTAAAGTTTATCGTAAGCAGCTTCGGCTGTCCACTCTCGCAGATGTTAAGGTTTTGTCAAAGTAAGGAGATATATGAAACTGTTGACTGATTCTCAAATAAAGACAATCAAGCGCGCCGCAGACTATCGCGGCCGTAACGTGAAGCACAAGGACTTTGTTCCTGGCTTGAACTTGAATTCCTACTGGGATAGCGGTTCTCGTGACTACTTCTACTATGTGAACATTGTGACTGGTGCAACTCGACAGGTTCCTCAGAATGGTACACCATTCGATAGACTGAACCTTACAGCAGATACTCTCGACGCAAACACCGTGATTGCCGAGCGCGTGGTCATGCGAGGTAAGGACATCGCACTTTACATATACTCATAAGGAGATACAATGGATACGTTTACCGCAGTTATGATTCTCGAAGGCAACCAAGATGCAGAGACAATCGAGGAGTATCTCGAAGCAGCTCAGGTGCTTGTTGACACAGGCCTAGCATGGCAGCTTCAGGGGTTCTTCGGCCGCACATGCGCCGCACTTATTGAGCAGGGTCTTATACGTCCAAAGGAGTAATATGAACACTGATATTGATATTGGAGATGTAGTCTCGGTGTGGTTTTCTGCTTCCTACGGCGGTGGATATGAGACTCAAGGTGTGGTCACTAGGATTTTTCAGACCAGGGATGGAGAGACGTATTACGAAGTCGAACTTCACAACGCTGTCGATTTTGTAGGCAAAGTCCACGAAAGGTGTTTTATAGAAACAAACGAAGTGGAAAAGGTTGAGAGGTAGTATGATTCGTATTGAAATCGAACGCTTGAGGAAGCGCCTAGAAATACAAGAGGGTCGAAAGATTACCAACAAGGAGCTTTCGCAACTCAGTGGGTGTGATAGGAACGTGCTGTCTCGTATTGCAGCACGTCCGGACATCATTCCCTCTGCGGCAGTCATCGACAAACTAGCACAATTCTTTTTCAATGCACTAGAAAACAAAACACCCGATGAAGATCCTCATGAGCACATGAAAATGATTCTTTTGGATATGGTTCAAGTGTTTCCAGACTCGATCACTAACGATAGAATAGAGCAGTTTAAGCAATTCAAAACCGTGCCAGCATCCGTGCTGTGGGACTTTGTGTAGTAGGAGAACATATGAAGAAGGTGACACTTCCGGACTTCCTTACAGACCGAGAGATTGGTCTCGCCCTGTCGCTAGGCAACGCCAGAGACATATGTGAGCAAGTTATTAAACCGAGCATAGCAAGAATCGACAGAGACTTGGGCCAAAAGAACGACCCTATGTATCTTGCGTATGTTGTAGAGTATGCACTGTCGCAGTATAGAAAGGAGAGCAATCGTGGTTAGGAAATTTGGTGATAAGCAGATGTGCGAGATCGACGCGGCACGAAATCGCAAAGTTCTCGTATCGTACTCAACGCCTGTAGTGGTAAAAGATGGACATCACTTTTTCGTGACGACTGAATACTTTAGCAGAACCACGAGTAAGCATATCAACATGTACTTGCGAGAAGAGAGCAGGGGTCAGCAGAGTGTCCACAGAGTCGATCAAGAGACTATCAAGAAGCTAGTTTCGGGTGAGATATAAATATCTGCATGAAAAAGTTCAAGAAGTTCATAGCAGAAGAGCCGCTCAGGCCATCTGGCGCGTTTTTTGTAAAGGTCAAAAATGGCGTGGCTCAGCTATGCAATACTGACTATGCTATTCCTTGCGCCACTTTCGGCACTGGAATTGTGAGCGCAGTCATTCAGGGGGATGTCATAGTAACGACCACGAAGGACGGCCTTGTTCAAATCTGGCACCTTGATCCAGACAGTATGAACATTATTGGACCCACGAATACATATCGGTAGTTGTAATGCGTTTGAGAAAATTCCTTTACCACGGCGCTATCGCGCTGTTTTTTGCATCCATAATTGCGTCCCCAGCAAAGGTTGTGCTAAGAGGATTGGCAGAACTCAATAATGACCCCTCGAAGCACCTTGAGCCAATATCTGACGCACAGATTACCATTTTCGACAAACGAGCAAAGCACATCATCAAGTTGAGCACGAAAAAGAACTTCGACATTGGAACGAAGTCGGTATTCTTGCAGGGCACATTTACCAAAACCGGCACAACACTCGGTGCCGCAACTGATATTGTAAATGGCAAAGTTAGAGTCAGTTTCCCAGGCAAACCTCACGGGTCTCGAAAGTCACGACAGAGACTCTATACACTCATAGTCAACACAAAAGACGGCGAAACTGTTGGCAGACTCAGTAGCATTCCTAGTTCAGTGTTAAAAGGTAAGACCTGTGGCGCAGAGGAGGGCAAGTCCCACACAGAGTCAATAGCAAGACCTTTGAATGAGGGTGTGCCAGCAAACCAAGCCCTTGTTGCAACTCTACACACATACGCAGATCCAGAGTTTGTTGATGTTCATGGTGCTGCCACTGACGACGAAATAGCAACTATCGTAAACGAGGCTGAAGCCATCTACAGCCGGCAACTTGGTATTAGATTTCGGTTAGTTGGCAAAACTAAGTTCGCAGAGAGAACTCCCGATGTAGAGCCTGGCGATATTCTCGCGTCGTTTCTCAACAACCCAGTTACCAAAAACGATAATGTAGACTTGAAGCACCTGTTCACTGGCAAAGATATGGAAGGCACGGTCGTGGGCCTCGCTTTCGTGAGTGCTGTCTGTTGGCAACCAAGCTACTCTTATGGCATCACTCAATCATACGGATTTTACACATCTTACATTTTTGCACACGAGATTGGTCATAATTTTGGTGCTCAACACGATACTGTAAATCGGGGCACACTGATGTATCCATATATCTCGCCAGGCTCTGGGTTCTCGCAAACGAGCATCAACCAGATAAGTTCTCATGTTATGACTTACGGTTCGTGTCTAGATGTGGAGCCCATAGGTCCGGACCTTACAAAAGCAAAGCTATCGATAGGTCGCATCAACCGACTGATTGTGGGTAGACTTCTCGACGAGACAGGCGCGCCTATAGCTAATGAGCCCGTAAAGCTATATGTGAATGGTGTCGTAAAGGTGCTGAAGACTGACGCCCGCGGCGTGTTCCGCACTGTGATCAAGAATAAGCAGCGCCGTTTCGTGGTGTTCGTAACCACTAAGAAGGGTGAGTCTCGCAGCAGGGTGCTAAAGTTTCGCGTATGACCAGAACGCAACTTCTAAGGATATTCATAGGTTACCTATTTCTTAAGGTTACGATATTTGTGCCGTTAATTGCAGCTTGGCTCGTAACTCGCAGAAACGACGACGAAAAATAATTCTTACTTAATCAGTAAATTACTGATTCCACGAAAATTTCGTGGTTGCGGATATTGTGGATTCTCTGATATACTTAGTATGTAAGATAGAGAGAAAAGAGATATGAACAAGTTAGATGTACAGCAAGCTGAGGCTTTCGCAAAGTTGATTGAAGATGCAGGGGTTGAGATGACGCCTGAGAACGCGCTAAAGTGTATCGGGTTCGCTCGTGACGCTATGAGAGCTGGTGAGTGTTCTGTCGAGGCGTTCTATCGCGCAAAGCAGATAATCCTCACGCAAGTTGAAGTAACTGACAAGTGGGTGAACTAAGATGAGAAAGTTCAACGTAGGTGATAAAGTTAAGTGTAACGGAAATCCTGATGGGCGTATCGTAGCCCTGTATCACGGAATGTACGTTGTGAGATTGTGGTCTGGATCGCGCCTAGTCGGCGAAGTTGTCGTGTCCGAGCGTGACCTGAATTTGGAGAACTAATATGAAAAGAGTACGATTGAACATTAAGAAGATGCGCCAGGCTGTCGATTCTCGCACCGACGAGATTGAGGTTGGAAAGGTCTACTTCCTCAGCAATTTCTACGACAAGGACGGAGCTATGGTTCGCGTTTTGTCTAAGAGCAAAGCCAAGAACCGAGCTGGCTGGAAGTCATCAGTAAACATCGAGGTTGTTGAGCCTGTTGGTTTTGATGATACCGATCCTAGTCTCAAGTATTACGCAAAGGGTTCAACGCATACAGTAAATGCTACGAACCTGTATGAGAAGAGAGAGCTTGCAAGCGCCTCAGCTAAGTGGGGCCAACCAATAGGACTGTAATCGAGTGAAATATGAGAATTAACAGCGACAGACTATGGGAAATTCGTGACGAGGTCGCAGCTCTTAAGAAGGAGCGCAAGAGGCTATTGAAAGAACTATTCATCGCCGATTCCGACGACGATCTAATTGCAATCGAGGCCGCAATCGACGAGCTATCAGATGAGCACGACCGCGTATGGGCAGCAATCGAGGCATACCGTAAACCAAAGGAGAGCTAATGGACAGCAAGAATATAGAGAGCCTACAGTATCGCATCGCCGCGCTCAACAGCAGAATATACGCTCTTGAGAACGCAGCAGATAAACTCGACGAGCTAGAGGAGGCTTGCAGAGAGCTACAGCTCCTTGAGACTGAGCTACACTGGCGCCTATCATCTTTTGGAAATGAGTAACATGGACCGATCCGCAATTTTAGACTTCCTAACCAAAAACCAAGGACTCGATACCGTATCTGGCAGAATCAAGACAGTAGAAAGGCTAGACACCGAGCGCGTATCGATCCGCCTGTTTGAGGGTCCGCAGGTTCTCCTGTTCCTCAACAAAGAGAACGAAGAGAAGATGCGTAAACGAATTTTCGAGATCGCAGTATTCGTGGGCAAGACCACACTCGGCAACCTCGAAGCCACAACCGTGATATTTGGTAAAGAAGAAACGAGCATGGAGTGTTAGTATGATAACTGAGCAAGAGAAGCAAACCAGAAAACAGAAACTTGACAGCTTGATTGAAAAGTTTAAGTATGCCTTTTACCTTCATGGTAAGCACACCTCGACGAGCAATCTTTTGAAGTTGGCCTGTTTCGTAAATGATCAGAAGCCTTCCGCATACGATGTGTTCGTGATAAATGAAGACAAGTCCCTCGTATTTTGGAATCCTTAATGGCGAGTAATTCAGTGGTAGAATGGCTGACTGTTAATCAGCTCGTCGTAGGTTCGATCCCTACCTCGCCAGCATATGCCCAAATGGTGGAATTGGCAGACACACTAGACTTAGGATCTAGCACCGCAAGGTTTGGGGGTTCAAGTCCCTCTTTGGGCACACAAGTCTCCATCGTCTAGAGGCCTAGGACACCCGCCTTTCACGCAGGTAACATGGGTTCGAATCCCATTGGAGACACTCCCGCAACCATAGCTCAACAGGATAGAGCACTAGCCTTCTAAGCTAGGGGTTCCAGGTTCGAGTCCTGGTGGTTGCGCCATTTTCATAAATACAATCACCCCAAAGGAGTATACACAGCATGGACATCAACCTTTTCCGCAAGTCACTCGCCAGTAAGCAAGGCCTACTAAAAGAAGACCACGCAATAGAGTCCGCCAAGTCCCTTCTCGCCAAAGCCTCAGACACACTAAGACGCAAAAGAAACGAAGACACAGCAGAAGAGGCACTGAACCTATTAACACAAGTAAAGAACACATTAAAGCACCACCCTCTATATGGTATGGATTTAAGACTTGGCAGTAGCGTACATACACTAGAGTGGTACCTAGATTCCGCATATGACGTAGTTCTAGACGCCTTTTATTCCTTAACTGATCGTAAAGGAAACGGCGTGAGTGATGGACAGAAGCTATTGGTATTAGCTATTGACGAGATTGACGATATCCTCAAAGCACTCAAAATATTGTTCTGATCATTTTTAGATTCCGCACATTTTAGGACCTTCAGTAGGTTTTGAGAGACCACTGCATTTTGGCAGTGTGTTGTATTATTGTGTTTTAAGTGGAGGATCGGAATGAACAAAGTTGTATAGAAGTGACTTAGCCGCTCGACACAAAAAACACACTCTAAGCCAATTCCAAAAAGTTGAACACTTCCATAAGCCAAAAAATTCTCGCAGAAATTTTTTTCTCTCTGAGCCATTCACTTGTTGACATGAGCAGCAATAGTAGAGTATTCTTAAATCATGCCAAAAGCAAAAAAGACAAGAACCACAAAAGAGAAAGCAGAGCGAGAAGAGTTGTTCAAGACAGTAGCGATTGCAGTCCTTACATCTCATCCAGCTTCAGCACTCAGAGGCTCAGCAGACGGCACAAAAGTATCTGAACAGTTTGTCGATACTGTGCGCCTGTTGACCGAGAGTGTTCTTGAACAAGCTAAAACGTTTGGAGAAAAGTAGAGTACATATGGTAGCAGAAAAGGCCGTCAGTTCAGTAAAGCGCGTAGTCGCAGCAGTAGTTTCAGCAGTTACAGCACTCGTCAGAAAAGCAACAGGAGCCAAAGCTCCAGCAAAGTGTGCCAAAAAGTGTGCAAAGAAGTGCTCTAAGAAGACCGCAAAGAAGACCGCAAAGAAGAGCGCAAAAGTAGTGCAGTTTCGACGCACGAAGTAGTACACACAACGTAGCGCAACGGTTTAGAAACAGTACGAGAAGCCATACGCATGTCTTACGAAGAGCTGAAACGACTCGAATCTCTACTTACACTAAAGCTAGAGAAGTTGAGCAGTGAGCAGAATGTTCAGAGTGATGAGCTAGTGCTTACAGCATCAATACTCAAGTTTGTTCAAACTCTCGTACAGCGCGAGGTTCGAAAGATTGACGACGAAAAGTTTTGGATATCACCAAGCCATCCTGCATTTTCTCAGTCAATTTCTGCGCCTCCTGCCATATATAAAATGGTGGCAAATGCCACAATCTGCACAAACTGCCGTGAGAAGCATCCAAACATGACGCACTGCGTTCATGTGATGTCAGATTGTCTGAGTGATTCGTTTGAGTCTCAGAGCAGCAATCGCGTGATAGTGAACAGTGTTTCGCTAAAGCATAATGAGTCATCGACAACTGGCGATAGTTCAGAGCAGATCGATATCGACAAGTTTGTAGTTAAAAGCTAGGGAGTAGAAGAGATGTTGTATGAGTTACTTTTGTCTTTTGTCATTACGATGATTGTTGTGGTTCTAGGGTCTTTAGGTATTCGATAATTTTGGATTGATGAGCGGGACTACCAAAGCGTGTAGAGTGAGAGAGTTGAGAGTATGAAAGTGAAGGTGTTGGATAGACTCTTTGATCAGATTCGTTCTGCGATTCGAGACTGTGAAATCAATCTAAACAGCAACAAGTCTAAGCGAAAAGACATCATTCGTGAGATACGAGTGATGAAGAATAATATTCGCCAAGGAGAGAGTCTTTGCTCAAAGTTGGAAGTTGGTCTTGTTGTTGATCCCGCATACATTCGTGATGACTTGCAAAAGAAGCGGCAAGCTCTTAATGATTTGAGAACAAGTTTAATTGGGCAAGAGATAAGCCACGATGTGGAGCTTGCAAAGTTTCGAGCACTACATCGACAGCTCGATAAGATGAAAGTTCCTTTTGATCCAGAAGCATTTGCCAAAGCTCGCAGTAAGTAATCATATATGCCGATTCAGTATAGCGTGACAGACATCAACTTCATGTCAGACTTAAATGAGCTTATGGATTCTCTCACAGCAGAGACGCCAGAGCCTAGTGTAGAACTACGAGACTCTGACAATGTTCTACTCATGTCAATCAAAGCATCAGGCATCGAGTACAATCGAAACACGTTTCCATACGACACATACGAGAAAGCAGCGAAGAGAATATACGAAGCTATCAAGCCAAAAGCAGATGATGTGAAGCTAGATTTAACGTTCGATCTTTCACAGTGGTCTGAGTTTCCTCAAAGAAGTTTCAGCTTGTCGAAAGCTGGTCTTGAACACAACTTTGATGTCGATACGTGGCACTGGTGGCTACTAAATGAATTGGAGAAAATCACAAAACAAACGCCCTCTTAGCTCAAAGGCGGAGCAACGGTTTTGTAAACCGTAGGTTGCGGGTTCAAGTCCAGCAGAGGGCTCCACAAACATTATGAGACTCACACAACTCTTAACAACTATCTTTATTACATTCAGTTTTGGTTCTTTGCCGGATTCTGTTGGAGGTCCCGATGATATTGGTGGCCTCTTCGTTCTTGGCTTCTACAAACAAGAGCCTAAGATTGTAGATAAATGTAATTGTGTATATTTGGGTATGGTAGAATTTTAGAAGAGGTTTCTATGACAGATGATGTTGATATCAAATCGATCATGGCAGACTACATCGATGCAGAAGATGACTTTGGCTTCTCGGCTGTCAGTGAAGAAGAGTATAACAAAGTAGTTGCAGAGACAGAGCAGACGGTAGAGAACTACAAAGAAAAGCTCGCAGAAGTTGAAAAGCTAATTGTGCCATTTCTTGTGAAGTTGTTAAAAACCGCAGACAAGGAATATATCTATTGGCCCAACAGAAAGCCCACGATTGAAAGACAGATTGAGAAGATCATCAAATTGACACGCAGCTAACAAACTGGAGTTATCATGACAAAATCGAAGAAGAAAGAAGCATCATCAGATATCGTAACTGATGAAATGGAGAAACTCGTTCTAGAAGTACAGAGTCTCGCTAGAGTAAGAACGGCCCTTTCGTTTGGAACTAAGCTGTCTGTCAGAGACTCGGCGGAAAGCACAATCAGTCGAAAAATCAATGCAAAAGTCACTGAGCTATCAAAGCTAGTTCTGAAAGAGTACAAAGGTGAGTAAAATACGAAAAATTCGTAGTCTATAAACGTTCGCAATCCAAGAGAATGTGCTATACTGCATAGTAGGTGCGAGTAATACTCTTTTGGAGATTGTTATGAAACTGTGTGTGAATATTAGCGCGGCGCTCTTAGTGTTCGTGTGTTCTGCTTCGGCGGAAGCGCAGAAGGAATCATTTCCCGGCGTGATACTGTCGAGTAGCAAACGAATAGACAGTGCAAGTCAATCCAACAGGTTTGTCTCATATGAAAATGAGCTTCTTTCAAAGAAAGCAGTTCATGTGAGAGATGTTCGAGAGCTAAATGTATCCAGACCGTACTCGCGCTCCCGATCTCTTTGTAGAAAGGCTGTAGTGCGTAGACTTAAAAATGCAGTTGATGGTCATGTAACTTGTTCAGAAAACTTTACTCTCAAAGCATCTGAGATACCAAACGATTCTCTGTATTCGTTGCAGTATGCACCATCGATGATGTCAGCACCCGCAGCTTGGGATATTGAGAAAGGAAATTCAGATCTATTGGCCTTGGTTGTAGACACGGGAATTGACTTTTCGCATCCTGACCTTGCAAGTAACTTGTGGATCAACCCGCGAGAAGTTCCTGCAAATAATATAGATGATGATGCAAACGGCTACATAGACGATGTGTATGGAATTGACACCATCACTCGCAGAGGTAGTGGTTATGATGATAATGGACATGGCACACATGTTGCTGGAATTATAGGTGCTGTGGGCAATAACAGCATTGGTGTATCCGGCATTTCACAGAGAGTGAAACTTGTTAGTCTAAAATTTTTAGATGCTTCAGGTAGAGGTAGTACCACAAATGCAATTAGAGCAATCAATTATGGTGTCGAGCTGAAGCGACTGGGACACAATGTTGTTGTCATGAACAATTCATATGGCTCTAGCTCGTTCTCTTCAGCGTTTTATGATGCAGTCAAAGCGGCAGAGAGTGAGGGTATACTATTCACAGCAGCAGCAGGAAACAGCAGAAGAAATAACGATGTCTACGCAACGTATCCTGCAAACTTTTCATTATCAAACGTCATATCTGTTGCTTCTGTAGATTCTCTAGGCAACTTGTCATCATTCTCGAATTATGGTTTCAAGAAAGTACATGCGGCAGCCCCAGGCACAGCAATACTTAGTACAATACCACTACAGAGATATGGTTATAAAAGTGGCACATCTATGGCAACCCCACAAATAACGGGACTTATTACACTCACTAAATCTGCATGTTTGTCACACAGCATGTCAACAGTAAAAGAATTGGTGCTCGACAATGGAGTTGCATACTCTAGCTTACTTTCTAAGACTAGCAAAGGTACTGTAGCAAACGCTGTTGGTTCTGTATACGCAGCAAAATCTTCATGTGGGGTCGTTAGTACCCCCACACCAGAAACCTCACCGTCGCCAACACCTACTACGACACCGACGGCTACCGCGACTCCGACACATACTCCCACAAGCACTCCGACAGCCACACCCACCCCAACAATCACAAGCTCCGTGACCCCAACACCTGGCGCAGATATAAGTCCGGCTGTCTCAAAAGTTGGTTCTTCAGTCACCTTGTCTATATCAGCCCCAAACAATATTGGCCAGAGACTGCGTATGGATGTGTTGCTTCGAGATGTTTATGGAAAAACTTTTGTTTGTCCAACTTCGTATGTCACTGTCACGCAACCACAACGAATTATATCGGTAGTGATTCCACCGGACGCGAAGTATTTCACTCGCATACAAGTTCTTTTGAGAGGAACAAACTACACATATGCACCTTCAGTTATCATGAGTTCTGCAACAGCTAGGTTGATAGACTCTACAATTAGATCTTCGGTGTGTAATTGGTTAAACGCACAAATAAAATGATAGACAAAAATTCTACATCTGCTATACTCATGTTGCTATGGTAAAAGTAAATCGAAACAGTCTTCAAGATTATAGCAGAACGATTAAGGGCCTGACGAACGAAGAGCTACACAAAGAAATATGGATGCTCGACGAGCATATCAAGTATCTCACAGAAGCTCATCAAGACTCTTCATACTTTCAAAAGTTTCTACATGTCGCTAGAGAAGAGCGCGAGACGCGCATGTGCGCTCAGGGATATCAATGACAGAGTTTCTTCGTGATATAAAGCGAATCAGCCATCTACTCTTCAGCGAAGACATTCCAAAAACATGGACGAAGTTCAGATTGTGGATTGCGTTCCACATTCTTCCAAAAGACCTGGCAAACTTCATGCTTATGATCATCACTAAATTGGAATTGGAATACGAAAAATTGGATTCTGAAAAAAGAGACAAGATCAGCTCTTTGAGTATTGACTTCGAATTTAGAGAATGATATACTTTTAGTATGACTAGAAAACCTCGCACAAAAGCAAATATCGAAAACAAAATTGTTGAGCTGTACATTCGTCTTCACAAGCGAAAGACGCAAAAGCCGGCACGACTAATCAACCTGAGAAAGAGGCTTGAGTTCTTCAAGGGTCTACTACAAGAGATCGTTGATAACGAATCAACATCATCAAACTCAGATTTGCTAGACACATCTGGGGAAACTCTCAGAACAGACTCGCCGGCGGAGTAGCTCATGGGCTGTGATATACACGCCCATGTTGAGTATTTCGAGAAGAGTGTCGATAGACCAATCGTAATATGCTTTTCAAAAAACATGTACATGGGAAGGAACTACATGCTGTTCAACCTACTTGCGGGTGTGAGAGGATTTGGTGGACCAGTGTTTTCTGTGCGAGGTCTTCCAGTGAGTCCTCCGATCAGCCCATGTGTACAATCGAGTTATTGCTTATGGGTTGTTGATGATGACAAAAAAGATATGTATCAAAACTTCGAGATGAGGTCTGTATCGAAATCCGAAGCCGACAAACTCGTTATGGAAGGAAAGAGCAAGTTCTTTCAAAAGAACTATATCATAGATCCTTCCATTCACACACCAAGCCATTTAACAAAGAGTGAGTTGATTGAAGTTCGCCGACGATACCTAATGCAGATGATCGAGTTTGAGTCCACAGAGTATACGGGAAAGAAAAGAGACTATGCATTAAAGACACTGAGAGAGGCAAATGAGTATGAGATAATGAAGAATGTGTTCCCATCGATTGAGTCTATAAATTTGAACGCTGTCATAGCAACTATGATTGCCATAGAAAACAGCGGCGACTACTCATCGAGATTCGTTTTTTGGTTTGATTCGTAATAATGGAGACTACTATGATTAAGTACACTGATGATATGATGAAGAAGGCAAAGATGCTTTTTCCAGACAATGCACCTTTGTTAGAGATGATGAAGAATGGAGATACTAAAGCTGTGGATGTGATCTATGCAAGATTGGGTTTTTATCTGGACGAAGATGACATCATCAAGGCTTTTCGGAACAAGAAAGAAAATCGTATTCTAGAAATGGCAAAGAGAGTCAAGGCCATTCGAGAGCTGTATCAGCAGATGCTTTCTCACATAGACAAGACCGAAATGAACAGGGCTCAGAATAACGGCTATTCAGACTGTATGTAATTATGAATGATGAGAATACGCAGCGACTATTGGAAGCTGCACCACATCTTTATGGAGACAGATTCTACTTCGAGTGTCATGATGGTTGGTTTGATATTCTTCTAGAAGCAAGCATAAAACTTGAGAAGAAAATTCAGACATTTCCAGAGTCCATCAGACAGGACATAGTTGCCAGTCAAGTTAAAGAGAAATATGGAACCCTTAGGTTCTATCTCTCTTATTACACAGAAGAGCTTGATGAGATTATTGATGGTGTTGAAAGACTCTCTGCCACTGTATGTGAAACCTGTGGCAAGCCAGGTTCAGTAAAGGGTGGTGTGTGGTTATACACATCATGTGATGAACATACTAGAGCTGAAGATAGGCAATATCTCGAAAGTCACAATAAATAATCTCCAGTATGGGAACATTCTTAGGAAGAGCCGGATTTAATTGGTGGGTTGGTGTTGTTGAGAATCGCATGGATCCTCTCAACCTAGGTCGATGCCAAGTAAGATTTTTCGGCCATCATCCAGAATTAAGATCTGAACTACAGACAATGGATTTGCCTTGGGCAACACCAAGTATCAGTGTAGACAGCACAACATTCATGACATCTTTAAAAGAGGGTGATTGGGTGTGGGGCTTTTTTATGGACACTGAAGGTGCTCAAAAGCCTGTCATATGCGGGATGCTTCCTGGAATAAACAAAGATGCGGCAGATCCGGAAAAAGGATTCTGTGACGGAAGAACCAATCTCGATGAGGTTCCACTGCCTGCTGAAATGAGGCCACCAAAAACAAAACCTGTTGGCGTAAGCATAACAAGAATACGAAAAATTGTTCAGGAGCTTGATCCGCCCGCGGAAATATCCACTGCTCTGAACCGAGTGATTGACATGATGTTCGGCACAGAAACAAGTGTTGGTTTAGAGCAGATACCACAAGCCATCAGTAAGGTTCTCGATATGATTTCGGAACTTGAGGGTGAGGTAAAATCACTCATTGAAAAAGCAGTACAGTGGCTTTTGAAAAACGTGCAGACGCTTATTTCGAAGATAAGCCTAGATCTTTTTCTCGATGAAGACTCTGAGATATCAGACGCAAAATCTGATCCAAACTCTCTTCCGGGCAGCTCCACAGGATTTGGAGTTTTGATGAAAGACTTCGACATATCATATTTCGATAAAAACGGAGACGGACAGTTTAATCTTGAAGATGCGAAATTGTTTATTCAAGAGTGCCTTAGTAAGTCTGGATATTTTACAGGCGAAGCATCAAATATGATTGCTTCGGTGGCACCATCTAGCTATCCACATACAGACAAATTAAATGAACCTTCTACATCAAGATTAGCTCGCGCAGAAAATATAGAACAGACAATAGTTGGTAGAAAAAACGCAACTTTGGGTGTAGTGGAGGGTGCAGGTCATAACCCAGAGAGCGAGACGGCACAAAGCTCAGGAATTTCTATCAAACAACCAAAATCATTTTATGCTGCTGTTCCTCCGTACAACAAAGTTCAGGAGAGTGAGTCTGGACATGTAATAGAGGTTGACGATACTCCCAATCATGAAAGATTGCATTGGTATCACAGGGCAGGAACATTTACAGAAATAGGCCCAGATGGCACAGAAGTCAATAAAGTTGTCAAAGTGCAATACAACTTCATTGTTGAGGATTACTGCTTAGGTGTTGGCAAAACCATAAATGTGGAAGCCGCCGATGCGATAAGAATCAAATCCGGAAAGGACATGAACAAGCAGATAGGATCCAACTTGAACATCGAGTGTGGCGATGCATATCACCTCGGCGTTGGTAAAGGTGCGTATGTTTATGCAAAAGATGGTGTAGTATACATCAAGGCGAATGGAAATATTTCTTTAGAAGCTGCCGGAGATGAGGGTGTGGTTGAAATTAAAGCAACAAAAAATATAGCTTTATCTGCACCCTCCATTCACTTACAAGGGCATGGTGGTGCTCAGGCAGACAACATAAACTTAGTATCACCCAACATCAAAGCAACATTACTTAAAGCCCACGAGGCCGTCCTTCTAGGCACACCTCCTCTTCCCGCCGACGGCATCAAAGGTGTTGAAAACGACGCAGATAAAAAAACAGAAACATCAGATAGTCCTAAAGACGGATGGTTATGGCCAACCGGTCTTTTTGAAGAGCTTTGGAAGCCAGAGAGTGACTCGGATAAAAAATTGGTTACTCTGGGATACGATCAAACCCCACATCAAATATACGAGGCAGTGCCAATAGGAGTGCTAGAGGCTGTTCAAATAAAATATATGGATGCTGGTGGAAAAGTATCGACTTGGGAAGTTGTGCGAATGAAGCATGTTCCTGGCAGACTTATAGACGTATCAACAATGATTAAAAAATTTGAGGGAGATGCAAGATTTCTCCAGAGATGGAAAAAGCCAGGCGGAGCATATCCAACAGTTTGCTTCTTGAAGACAGGAACTGGATTTCATTTAATCATAAAAAGCTCTGATAGACACTGGTTCAAGTTTCCATTCAACGAGCAGATACCTATGACCCCTGCATAACTACAATGTTTAGAAACACACTCTTTTTAGCCTGTATTGTTCTTCAAATTCTAGATGGTGTGTTTACGGGCTACGCAGCAACACAATCTTCTCTTGGAGTAAATGTTGAGGGCAATCCTCTAGTTAAAGAACTGATGTTATTGCTTGGTGTTTTTCCTGCGCTGTTTTTGCTGAAGTCACTTGCTATAGTATTTCTAGTGTTTTTGAAAAAGCTCAAAACGAGCATAGTCGTCCCGTTGATTATTTTTGGATTCTACTCGCCTGTAGTGGCGGCCTGGGCATACATTTTGTTTTTGGATAAACTGTCCTAAGCCAAGCACCTTGTTGTGCTCTCGCATAAATAATGTGAGTCTCAACTCTTTTGGCTTATGGCAGATATCAAGACAACATACAAAATAGAAAATGTGGGTCTTACCACATACGACAACGTACCAAATTCTAAACTTGCTAAAGTTACAAAGAAGTATTCCGACTTGAATTTGGACTTTCATGCCCATCCAGTATCTAAAGATATAACACCTTTAACTGATGCCGAAGCGGTCAAAAGATCTATAAGAAATCTACTTCTCACTAACTACAACGAGAGAGTATTTAATCCAAATTTTGGGGGAAATCTTCGGGCTTTGCTTTTCGAGCCAGTCAATATGGCAACAACACACAGCATTAAGACATGGGTCTCGAACGCCATAGAAAATTTTGAACCTAGAGCATCTTTGATAGATGTAGTTGTTGTGCCGTCCATAGATGAGAATCAATATTCGGTCACAATAATATACGCAATAGACAATATATCAGAAACAGTAACTCAAGACATTTTCTTAGAAAGGCTTCGTTAGTTCATGTCAGAAATTAAATACAACGAACTTGATTTTGCCAAGATAAAAGAGAACTTAAAGTCATACTTAAAGTCTCAGAGTAAGTTTAGAGACTACGATTTCGAAGCATCCGGACTGTCTATACTTTTAGACTTGCTGGCATACAATACAGCATACAACGGATTTTATTTAAACATGTTAGCCAGCGAATCGTTTCTAGACAGCGCATATATGAGACCGAGTGTTGTTTCGAGGGCGAAGCAACTTGGTTACACACCATCGTCGAGGAGAGCGTTGTCTGCTCTGGTTGACATACATGTGGACTTTTCTCAAAATGTAGGGCAGCGCAACTTCAACGAAGTTATCACACCTGGTGGTCCATTTTTAATACCAACAAGCACAGAATTCTATTGTCTAGTTAATTCTACACGACAATCATTTTTCCCCAAGAGTCCAGTTCTAGCAGTACCAATCGATGCTACAAATTATGTTGCAAAAAACGTAAATTTGATTGAAGGAAAAAGGTTGACATACTCTTGGGCAGTGGACGAGTTTACAAAAAATTTTGTGATACCGAACGTAAACATAGACTTGTCAACTCTGCTTGTCTATGTTAGTCCATCACAAATTTCTACACAAAAAATACTGTACAAAGAATTTAAAGACATAAACGAACTAACACCTTCAGATGAGATATACTTCATACAAGAGACCCTTGATGAAAAGTATGAGATTATATTCGGAGATGGAGTTTTGGGTAAAAAAGTTCCTGTCGGCAGCTTCGTAGAAATAGAGTATGTGGTTCCCAACAGCGACGTGGCGACCGGTGCCGATAAATTTTACCTAGCATCTAATAACTTGGGAACCTTCAGTATACAAAACGTCCGCAAAGAAGTTCATAAAGGATACTTAAAGGAGATAAAAACTGTAATCTCGGCGAGAGACTATGCAGAAAAAGAGTCTGTAGAGTCTATAAAATTTAAAGCACCAAAAATGTACACTACACAGAATAGAGCGGTGACAAAAAATGATTATGAGATTCTGCTTAAGAAGGACATTAGCACAATAGATCCTAAAATAGATTATGTGAGGGTTTGGGGTGGAGAAGAAAACGACCCGCCAGATTACGGAAAAGTGTTCTTTGCTATTAAGCCTTCTTATGGCTTAAGATTGAACGAAGAGGAGAAAGAGAGAATCATAGAAAATTACATAAGACCTAAAAATATGATTTCAGTTCAGGCAGTGATAGTCGAGCCAGACTACATAGGACTTATCGTAGACAGCACCATCAATTACTATGCGAGCAAGACGAAAAATAACGAAGCTCAAATAAAAAATCTGGTGTATCAAAAAATTCAAAACTTTAGGGACACAAACATACTAGGATTCGACTCAGATCTTAGATACTCAAAATTGATAGCAAATATAGATGTTGCGGATTCATCCATCGAGAGTAACATAACAAAGATAACACTCAAATACAGAATCAATCCTATACCGTTTGTTTCTTTCACAAAGCACATACCTCTAACAAATCCAATTTCGACCGGAGACATATTGAACGACACACCATCAATATCAAGCACACCATTTAATTATTTTGGAATCACTGTGGTATTGGGTGACGATGGTAAGGGTAAATTAGTTTTGTATAGAGACAACACTCAACAAAAGGTGCCTTTAAAAGAGGTTGGAACAATCAACTATGACACTGGAGATTTGTACATCACAAACTTGAACATAGATTCCATATCAAACAACCTAAACTTCATAGACATATTCGCCACACCAAAATATCAGGATGTGATAGCTTACAAAAATCAAATTCTAATATTAGATAACGCAGATATTCGGGTGTCTTGCATCAACCTAGATTACGTTAGAACATCTTAATCATGGCAAAATATCTGAGTCCAGCGTCAATTCCTTCTAGATTGTCTATCGCAAATTATGACGGCGTGTTGGTTCGCAAGACCAGAGATGTTGTAAGTAATTCGGTTTTTTTAGATTCTCAGTTGCCAGAATTCGTAAGAGATGACCATCCCAAGTTCGTCGAATTCATGAAGTCTTATTATGATTGGCTGAGCATAAAAGGAAATGTGGATTATGCGACAAGAAAATTCAAAGATGAGTTAGACATAGACACGGCTTCAGAGAAATATGAAGATGTGCTACACAAAGAATTTTTGTCTATCATACCCAAGGATTTGAAGACACATAAAAATCAAGTGTTGAAGTATGCTAGACAGTTTTATAGGGCGAAGGGAGTTGAGAAGTCCTTCAAGCTATTTTTTCGAATGTTGTATGATGCAAGCGTGGAGTTTTATTATCCAAGAAAAGACATACTAAAGGCATCTGATGGAAAATGGATTCAAAACAAATCTCTTCGAGTCATAGAAGACATAACCCGTAGAGGCAAACAGAATTTCATAAACAAAGTTATTACTGGACAAAGTAGTAAAGCAACAGCTTTTGTTGATAGAACCGTATCTGTAAGATCAAGGTCCTCGGTCTCAAAGGAGCTTTTTCTTAATATCTACAGCATCACGGGAAAATTTTTACCGAATGAAATTGTAACAACCGAGGATGGCGCATCAGCAAGAATTTCGCCTGTCATATCAAAAATAGAATTTGTAAATGACAACAACAAACGATCACAAACAGGAACTGGATATGAAGTCGGTGACAATTTTTTGATTGACTATGGCGCCGGAAATAAAGCAAAGATTAAAGTTGCTTCAATTACCGAAGGTGGTGCTATCAGAAGATTTTCTATTAAAGATTTTAGTGTTGAGTGTCCAGACGGGAACATTTATGATATAGACTATAGGACCTCAGACAAGGAGTTTAAGTATTTTGTATCACCATCAAAAGCCAATATTCAATATAAGATTGAAGGTGTTGATGTTGATGTGGCGATGACTAATTTTAAAAATCAGGAAGATTTGGAGCTAACTAATAAGTTTTTTGTAGAGGGCTCTTTTGTAAAAATCAAGGGCAAAGATGATGTCAACAATTCAAGAGATCTTCTTTTTGTAATAGAATCTGTGCAGTCATATGGCGATAGTGTGGTTAACTTGGCTTTGAAATTTGACAAGTTCGAGGGAGACACAACACTTCCATCTTCGATGATTATAGAAAGGATAGAATCAATCTCCGGAAAAGGAGCTAAAATTAAGGTGTCTTCTGGCGCGCTGTGTGAATATCCAGGATACTATTTAGGAAATTATGGTCAACTTAGCGAAGGTAAGTATATTCAAGACAACCTTTTCTATCAACAGTTTTCGTATGTGTTATACTCAAATACATCCCTTGACACATATAGAGAGTCTCTACTATCTATTTTACATCCATTGGGCATGAAAATTTTTGCTGGATTTAGAGATCCAACAAACGTTTCAGCAAAAATTCGCACTAATAGAAACTCATCATTCAGACGCAGGTTTGACAAATTCAGTAGACCAAAATTCTTGCCTTACAATTCAAACGTGGGTAGACCATCAGCCGATGAATCTTATAGATTTGAAGATTTGCAATATGCCCCAGTTTCGATGAAAACTAAAGCAAGAGTGTTTGTTAAATTACATAAAGAAAATATGGACACGCTTTCATCTGTATTAGGCCCTTCGAATCGATCTATTTTTAGAGACAGGTTCAAGTATTTGCCGACAAAAGACACACCAAGCATTTTTGAGTTGTCTAACAATTCCGAATCTAGCCCCACAAAAATTTTTACAACGCCACCTAACTCATTACCTACAGCAAACTCAAGTGTAGATTGGCTAGATTCGTTCGATGATAGTGAGATTAACATTTCGTACAACACCGGCACAGCGAATGGTTATTGGAACGGGTCATCAACCAAAGACAACAAACTGTATTGGGGAACACCTGGTCAGACCGTCGATAGGTATGCGAATATGCAGATTTACCATTTCTTAAGCACCATTCCAAAATCTCTTGATGGTTTTGGTGTTCCAGATTTTGTTATGTATAAGAGTAACGCGATGGGCAACACAATTCTTTTGGACAATCGTGATTACGTTATACAGTTCGGACCGAACGAAGAGTTAAAATATCTTGGAAAGAAGTGGAAAATAACACTTAAAGATAGCGTTCAGTTTGAGTCGGGGGATCAGATATTAGTCGCATTTAAAGACCAGTATGGAAAAATTGTGGTTCACAAACAGGAATTTCCCGACGACAGAGTTATATGGTTGCCCAGAACAGTGAGAATCAAGGCACCTCGGACCAAGATAAATATAGTTCCTGAGGCCATAATTACGAGGGGTGTGTAATTGAATAACTATCAGTGTATCAAAAACAATACTAAATAGTACAAATAGGATATGAATTAGTTATGCCAGCAATTATCAAAACCAAGTTCAGAGTTCGAAGCGCAAAAGAATTTGTAAACAGCTTTCCAGCATCAACAGCAACTTCAGGTGAAAATTATTATTTGTTCGTTGGTCGACCAACGCCATGGAACGCACCTGATAATATTGTGTGGCCTTGGTCTCAAACCGAGGAGCCATCTGCATCCACCAATGCAGACTTATATCCGCCTGTGCCAAGGGATACAAATGTCGAGGAGGCCGACGTATGGGACGAAATGCTGGGACTAAAAAGAATCAATAGAGGTGATGTTTCTCTAGTCATTCCTAGGAGTAATTGGGATCCAACTGGAAAAACTGTGTATTCAATTTTTAGCGACTTTGATTCAGATCTATACAATCATCCCACACCGACCGATGTCGCAAATCTAATAGACCCCACATTAAAGCCTGGAAATTTTTATGCACTCAACACTCAAAATGATCTGTTTGTGTGTCTGTATAATAACAATTATGGCCCATCAACGATTGAGCCTATACTTTTGGGTGATGCAACTTCACCGGTTGACTATTCAGATCAAGATGGTTATGTATGGAAATACATCACATCTATAACATCTGGTGATGCCGTAAAATTTTTGACCGATAGTTGGATTCCAGTAAAAACTTTGGTAAATAATGACTCGTCAAAACAGTGGCAGGTACAAGAGGCTGCTGAAGACAATGCAGGATCTGTATTGTCTGTGATCATACTTAATTTTAATGAAGCGACCGCAACATGGCCAGAGACGGGCACATATAAAATAGAAATCACAGGAACTAACACATGCAAAGTTTTAGTTGCGGCTGGTCTAAGAACACCCAGTTCTCAGACCAATGTGTATGTTGATTATGAATTGAAAGTTGGTGTAAATAGATATCGTATTACTAATTACTCATATGTTGATGCAAGTTCTAATACCCTTACCATAGATGGTTCGTTTGTCGAGTCAACTGGTGCGACACCCGACGCGAATATACAACCTCGATTAGAGATGTTTAGCAACTCAACACATTTACCTTTGCCCGAATTTACGCCTGTAGTTGGTGCCGATGGTAAAATATCTAAAATTGAGATTGATGAGCCAGGAAGGAATGCCACATTTGCTGCTCTACGAGTAATGCCGCTGCCAACACATCAGGCGGGCACCGTGCCGCCCGCTTTTAAGCCAGTTTTGGCTCCTGTTGACGGTCTGGGGAAAGATCCTGAAAAAGATTTAGGAGCGTTTTTTGCCATGGTCAGTACGCAAATTAGATACTCAGAGGCAGAAACAAGTACAGATCTATCGGACTTTCCAGTAAAAAATGATTATAGACAACTTGGTATACTAAGAAATGTTGTGAAGTATGATCAAACATTTTGTTCGGAAAATACTTTGCGAGCAACGAAGCGAGCCAATATTACTTTTTCAGAAAGTATTGGTATCGAAGGAGATCCTGGATTTAAATCAGACGAGGTTCTAGTAATAAAAAATGCTGGTATTGTTGTTGGCCAGGCCCTTTGTACAGACTTTAAGTTTTTTGATCGAGCGGCCGGCGATGATGAAATAACCGGACAGGTTACTTTCATCCAGAATTTTTATACCGGATATAAAGAATTAAGCGGTGGCCACACCTTGGTGGGCAAAATATCCGGAGCTGAGGCGATAGTAGATAGTATAGATTCCGAAGAATTAAAGAAGTTTCAAGGAGAAATTTTCTATTTGGAAAATAGGCGACCTGTTCTAAGGTCGGTAGATCAGGTGGAAGACATCAAAACTATCATAGAATTTTGATGATAAATAATAACACACTATGACCAAAATAGACTTGACCGCAGCACCATACTTCGATGATTACGATGAGAAGAAAAAGTTCTATAAGATTCTTTTTCGTCCTGGTAGATCAGTTCAAGCAAGAGAACTTACTCAAATACAAAGCACAATTCAGAAGCAAGTCTCTCGCCTAGGTAAGCATTGGTTTGAAAAAAATGCACTTGTTTTTCCCAGAACATCTTTTGGTTGTAAGTATGATACAAGCTCATTTTTTATAAAAGTGGCTCCTGAAGCCACAGCAAACACACACTCAGAGGCTGCGATAATCTCTCGATGGCTTAATAAAAAAATAACTGTGACATCTGCTCCATCAGGTGTTGAGGGTACAGTAATAGGATATCACATCGACGGAGATATTTCTAGCCCAACTGGAGGTGGGCAACTAAGATTTTTTGTGTCTCTAACTAAGGCATCACCCGAAAGAAACACATTTCAAAGAAATGATGAGATATCTGTAAACTACACCGATACGATATCTGGAGCTACAACTAATAGCGTAAATATAGCAAAAATAGTAAACGAATCAAATGCAGTGGGTAGGATTTGTTCGGTTGAGATTCCTGAGAGCATATATTTCTATAATGAGTATTTTGTATTGGTCGACACACAATACTTCTTTATAGCTCCTGATGATACTAGCAAAAATGAGAACTGGAATATTCCTCCTAGTTGCGAGATTGGAATTGAAATGCGCGAGTCTATCACAACTTTTGAAGATGACCTTTCCCTATTAGACAATGCAAATGGATCATCAAACTTCTCCGCGCCGGGTGCTGACAGATTAAAAATTGAAGGTGTTCTGACAAAGAAGTCCTTTGGTTCTACGGATCAAAACTTTATAAAACTGCTTGCCTTAAAAGATGGAATCATCACAGAGGCACCTCAACTAGAAAAGGATCCTTATGCAGATCCTTTCAAATCATACTTGGCCACAAGAACTAAAGAAGAGTCGGGCGACTACACAGTTTCTCCTTTTATAGCCAAGACAAAAGAACTTTTGACAAGCGATCCCACAGGCTTATATAGAGAAGAAGAGTTGTCTTTTGTAAATTATCCAGATGACCTATCAAAAGATCTTGACTCTAAGAAAAAGGCAGGAAATCTGTCCGTCAATCTTTTTAATGTTCCTTTACATCCCACAGACAAAACTCCTCAGATATTTAAAAAGACGTTCTCTGATGGAAAGCCAGATCGTTATTATCCAGGAACTTCATACGACAATCTTGCCGAGCCAACATCTTTTAAAAATCTTTGCTCAAATAGAATTGGAGTTGTTGTTGAGCCTGGTGTTGCGTATGTTCAGGGATACAGATATTCTTTACTAGGTGAAACACGAGTTTCAGTAGAAAGATCTAGAACCTCAGACATTATTTTTAATGCTCGTGTGCAAGCACCCATAGGAAACTTTTTGTATGTAACTAGCATTTTTGGTTTTCCTCCTATATCGGGCAGCCAGGCTACAGACTATTACAAAAAAGTAGATCTATACTCAACCTTAATAGAAAATCCGTTGCTGACACCTGACACCAAAAACAAAGTGGGCACCGCACGGATTTTTGCATTTGATTTTTTTTCGGGTGCGGTTGGTACAACAAATGCAGTTTATAAACTTGGTGTATTCGACATAGAGTTGCTTGATGGTAAAAAGGCATCGGATATAAGATCTATTCACACAACTGGAGGTGCCGTGGGCACTTTTAGTGCAAATCTCTCAATGGTTGATGTGTCCATCACACCTTCCCTTCAGTTTAAAGGACTCATAAATTTTGTTGAGCCGACAGAAATCCAAGAAAATGCCGATGCGACAAATTATGCGATAACGTATGATGCTTCCGGAAAAGTAAAGTTGCAGGCAAAAACTAATGCTAATAGCGCAGCCCTGAAAGGCTATTACGATACTGGAGTATTCAATGTAGGCACTGTGATTTCGATAAGAACACAGTCTGCTGCTCAAAAGATCAATGATACACATACAGACACAACTCGCATAGTAACAGCAACATCTTTTACCGCGGCTACTTCTGGCGCCACACCAAGTGAAGCGTATATTGAATTAAGTATAGACTCTTCTCTGACAAATAACGACGACCCTATTTTAGTAAAAACTTCTCATAAAGTTAGGGGCACTGGAACTTCTTGGAGAAGTGCTGCTGGGGAGAGCCTAAAGAAAGGAGATCAAGTAGCAATAGGATCTGGAAGTAACACAACAATATACACAGTGTTTTCAGATCCGATGAATGACAATGAGCTTAATTTAACACCAGATCCTCAAGTAGCTACGAACAGCCCTTGGAAATCAGAGAATGGCTCTGTAATGCAGTACCTAGTTGCAGAAACTCTTCAAGAAGTCAACGTAGGAAATGCCGGCTTAGTGTTTAAACTACCCCACAATACACTAAGGACTATAAGAGCCGGCACAAAAAATGCACCCGACAATGACATACCTTCATTAACATTCACATCTAGACGAGTGTGGACTGAACAACAACCACAAATTAGTGGTGGGGTAAATTCATTTTCAATCAGCTCAGGAACATCTGAAACATTCTTACAAGGAACATATGGATATTATGTTTCCGACAGTACAGGAAAAAGCTACAATCTAAATGTTGGTGCCAGAGAAACACCACCATCTTCACCCAACACCATAATTTTGGTACAAAATTCTACTGTAGTAGAGTTTGTATTGCCATATAGCGAAAGTTCGACCACAACATTTAATGTATGTGCACCCGTCGAGAGAAACATCGGTCCATCATACCAGACTACGGCAAAAGAGAAAACAAAAGTTCTTAAGACTGATGGACATAAGAGTGCTGCTGCCGGTGAGTATAATAATATATCTTTGGGTAAGGCTGACGTATTTCGAATTATAAAAATAACAGATTCAGGATCTACGACCAAGGCGGCGCAGAAAGAGGACAAAGACATCTCTGGTAGCTACATATTAGATGATGGTCAAAGAGACTATTACTACGGAATAGCTTCAATAAAACTCAGACCAGGAAGTAGCAAGCCGACAGGAAGGATAGGAATTTGGTTTGAATACTTTGACCACCAAGGAGCAGGAGAATACTTCAGTATAGATTCTTATCCTTGGGAGGGTGGACCCTTAGCAGGCAACTTACGATACGACGAAATACCCACATACATATCATCAAAATATGGAGAATTTGATCTTAGAGGTTGTCTAGATTTTAGACCAAGATTACATGATGCTGGTGTAAATTTCTCTGCATATAGCGAGTCACCTTTAGACTCCATTTCTCTAACATATCATGTATACGAGTCGAGAAAAGACAAGCTATATATCGACACTCTAGGCAACATAAAGGTCAAAAAAGGATCTCCTGGAATTATTAGTCAACCACCTGAAGATCCACTAGATGGCATGGTTCTGTACGACCTGCATTTATCTCCATACACCCCAACTCACAAATCATGCACAATGATGATTAGAGATAATCGTCGATACACGATGAAAGACATTGGAAAGCTCGAAGATCGAATTAAGACGCTTGAGTATTACACATCTCTATCTCTTCTAGAGACTGACACTAAAGATCTTGTAATAAAAGATGCCTTAGGACAAGACAAATTCAAGCACGGCTTCATGACAGACAATTTTGAAAATGCATCCAAGTCAGATTTGGACGATCCAGATTTTAGTGCGGCACTGGAGACTATGAGGCGGGAGTTGAGACCAAAGATCGCGGAGAGCTTCATACCCTTAAAGGAAGTGGCAACTAATAATTCAGAACGCAAAATAAAAAAATACACAAAAACAGACACTATATTTACATTACCATATACACACGAGCCATACCTAGAGCAGTCACTTTGTAGTAGAGTAATAAACGTAAATCCATATCAGTCACAGAGCTTTATTGGCGGAATCAACATATCTCCATGGACAGATACGTGGAGAGAGACTGAGATTGCAGACCCTCTTGTTGTGCAGGACGACACGGCATATAAAGCTGCCGCAGCAAGTTATGATAAGAATGGAGAAAGCATTTTGTGGCTAGGCACTAGACAAGAATGGACAGGATTGGATACAAAAAATAGACAAAAGGCTGATGTTGTCAATATAGCCAGTCATGCTTGGCCAGCAAACAAAGGGGAGTATCTAGATGAAAAGGGAAATCTAATTAACGGAACTGGTGTTCCTAGAAATGACCAGTTGGTCATGGTGCCTCTGGGCAAAGGATATAAAAATGAAGGCAAGATGGTAAAATACAGGGAGAGCAGCGCAGAAGGTCAAGTTTGGAACACAACCACTACGACAATGACAGGCTCTAAGTGGGAAGAAGGAATCAAGAGCAAACTAATCGATGCGGGATTTAGCAACCCAATTAGTATGGGCTCTAGAATTAAAGATGTTCGATCTTCAAATTTTATAAGATCTAGTACAATAAAATTTGAGGGGTATGGTTTCAGGCCAGGCAGCAGGTTGTATGCGTTTTTTGACGGCAAGAACGTAACTAGATACTGTCATCCAGACTCAAACTCAGGGGGCAGAACAGAAAATAAGGACAACATACAAGCAGGTCCTTTTACAGACAACACGAACTTAAGAATCAAATTTGGCACATCCTCTATAGAATTTTCTGGTAATCATCAAACAACATCGAAATATGATTCTCTAGGCGTCACTTCAGGTGGGGGTTATGTTAATAGCTTGGGCAACATCGCATGGAGAGATGCTAATGCTGGCTCGGCCCTTCACCAAGTTCCGCCTGTTGATGATAATTCAATTCTTCAGGGCGATGGCGTTGTAGTATATAGAAAGGCGAGCGCCGGCTCAAACCCAATTTATTCATATTATCTAAAGGGGCTTAACACAAAATTTAAGCAAGATCTGAAAAGATATTCTGTAGTGTCAATAAACATGATGTTTACGGCAGGAACCGGTGCTACTCCACAACATTTAGAAGTACAACTATCAGAAAGTCCAACGAAAGATGATGAAGTTGAAATATATAAACCACCTTTTTGTGTAGAAGAGACTGTTGTAACCGCCCCCACCTACAATACTTACTATAAGGCATTTGATAAAACAGAATATCTAGAAAGATTGTATGTAGGTAAATTTGTTGATATTAAAAATTCATCCGACGCAACACACAACATAATCGATAAAAGAATAGATAGCATCTCATATACACCAAAATTTGGAGTAGCAGATCAGCAGGGCGCCTCTCCAGCAGTGACAGACTATGAAAAACAAACACCATCTACTCTAAAATTTGTCTTTTCTGGTTTAAACATGGTGCCAACCGCATCAGCAGAATTCGGAAATAACTTGACCCTAACAATAAAAAAATCGGCAACCTCTACAGCGCCTGGTGATGCCACATCTCTAACCTGCGATTCGACAGGAACCGTCAAGGGTAATTTCATAATTCCCGATCCCAAGACTCCAGGTAACCCACAATTCAATACTGGTGATCGTTATTTCAGATTAACTTCTTCTGAAAATAATGAAAACACTCCAGACGTTACTAGGGCTGACGCGAGATATTCTGCAACTGGTTGGATTGATGTGACACAAGAGACATTACACCAGACAAAACAATTTACTGTAACACAAGAGACAATACAAACAGAAAAAGAGAAGATTAAACTCACCGATCAGTTTAGAAGTCTTGCTCAAGTAATTCCCATGGACCCTATAGCACAGAGCTTTTTTGTTCCGGAAGAAGAAGGAATTTTTATAACAGCAGTTGATATATTTTTCTACTCCAAAGATCCTTCTCTACCCATAAGATTTCAAATACGACCCTTAGATGACGGTGGAAATCCAAGTGTGAATTTGATATATGAGAAGTTCATTCCATCAAACGAAGTTGTTGTTAATAAGGTAGACTTAGCAACACAACGTATAAAGGTGCTTGGTGCTACATCACCCAACGCGATAGCAGGCTTTAACAAACCACCTTGGAATCAGGAAATACCAAATGATGGTGAAAAGTCTGATATCATGAAGGTATACTCAAAGAATGTAAGAGACGGCAAAGCTCCAATATGGCCCGGTGACGAGGAGGCTGCCCAAAATTCTGGAAATTGGTTCTCATACTCTGTTGTTGATGGTGCGCCAGATCCTTCAGGTGATATGATTCCAACAAGAGTCGTATTTGACTACCCCATATACTTACAGGGAAACAATAAGTATTATTCTTTTGTGCTATTGACAGACTCGGTGCAAGGACCCGGCCCCGTTGCTGAGGCACTTGAGAGCACATATCAGGTATACATAGCTCAGGCTGGCGTTAATGAGGCTGGCACAAACGAAACTGCAAGTCCTGTGCATCTTATAAAACCACTTGAGCCCGATCAAAAAGATCAAAATTACATTCTTGGCACTCAAACACAGATGTCCAATCTGGGTTCCAGAACAGGAGTGTTCTTCAAGTCTATCGATGGAGTAAGTTGGGAGTCCGATCAAGAAGCAGACATAAAATACACCATACACAAAGCAAATTTTGACACCAATTTCAATGGTGAGATAGCCATTTCTAACGATGTTATTCCTCAACAGATATTAAATCTAGATCCATTTCAGACAAAAGCCGGCTCATCAAAAATACGAGTCACGCACAGGAATCATAACATACCCGCAGGAGGGCGAGTGCGTTTTACTGGAATAGACGAGAGTGCCAATCTGAACGGAATGCCATATCATATACTAGCAAACACGGTTCATGTAATTTCAAATCCATCTTTAGACAGTTACATAATTGACTTAGTTGACCATGAAGCAACAACAACTGGATTTATGGGAGGCGGAACGGTTAGAGCTTCGAACAATTATAGGTTTGAAGAGTTCTTGTTGAATGTCAACCCAACAATTCTTCCAGATACAGACATAACCTGGAGAATTGGTGCGACCACATCACAAACACCTTATGATCCATCAGCATCGCCCTACAAAAAAATACAAGAATTCAATTTCACACCAAACACAGATGTTACCATGCCCCTTTCTGCTCAAGTTTACTCACCCGAATCTGAGGCCGAAGACTTTCCGGGCGGCGCCACTTTTCGACAGAAAAACGATAAATCTCTTACGATATATGCAACTCTTAGTAGCAAAAAATCGAATGTCTCTCCAATATTAAATCTCGATAGACTAAGCATGATTGGAAAGTCTGTTAGATTGGACGACCCGTATGGAAAAGGCACTACAAACAACATAAACGACAATACATTTGATGAATATGTGTGTTTGCCCAACAGTGAGGTGATTGATCCGTCATCTAAAATATACTTTACAGACACAAACAACACTCTCACTGGATCAAAATTCGTTAGTTCTGGCAATACAATTACAGGTGTTGGCAGCTTGTTTTCTATGGAGCTTAATGTTGGTGATATTGTAAAACATCCTGCAACACTTGAGCAGGCCAAGGTTGTCGAGGTAGTTAGCAACACACAAATTCTCGTTGACGCCGATATATCACTGAAAGGCACAGACGGACTTGGAGAATCATCTCTAATATACAATCCCCCATACTTAAAGATTAAAACTGCCGACGGTTTTTGTGCAAAGCATCTTTCGAATCTCGATGTCGGTAAATTTTTGACTGTTACTGGTACTACAAACAGAGATTTTTCTGAGCAAAAAATACTAAGTGTGAAATACACTCCAAACGCAACGCAAGGTGATCCTCAATTATCCAATCTTCCTTGTTTGTGTGAGGTGGTCGTTGAGCACTTTTTCGCTAGTGACGTTCAGAGTGGTTTTGAAAGTTCCTCAACCCTTAAGATATCTCAACTAGAAAAATTTATAGATGAGGTTGCCCCAACAGGTGGCTCGGTTAGCGCAAAGTATATATCAAGAACTATGCGACTTCAGAATTCAGCAAACTGCTTAAAAGTTATGTTTGATGGGTGTAGACCCGAATTTTCAAACATTGATCTATACTACAGAACAGCAGCTCAAACCGATTCGGAAAAAATAGGGTTCAAGAATTGGAATAAGTTAGAATACAGTATCGAAAAAAATGGCACGTTAGAATATGTGGTTCCCGAAACAAATGCGAGTCATAGTTCATTTAGTGCATATGAGGCAAACGCGCTTCAAATAACACCATTCACATTGGCACAAGTTAAGATTATTATGCGTGGTGGTAAAGCAAGCCTGTATCCAAAGATCAAAAACTTGAGAATAATAGCCCTAGAGGAGTAGTTATGAATCCAAAGTTACTCAAGGTCAAAGATGAAAAGGGTCTTTATAGAGATGCGGAGACGCAGACTATCTTAAATTTGGATGACACATCTTACATTCGACACAAGCAATCCAAAGAGTTTGCAAAAAGAAAACACGAAGAGGAAAGACGAAAGGAAGCTAGACTAAATAATTTGGAGAAAGATGTACAATCTCTCAAAGATGGTATCCAGAAGATATTGGAGCTTTTGAACAAATGACTGATAGACCTTTTAAGAGTGTTGGCGAAAAGACTGTTCAACCATATCACAACTTTGAAACATGGAGACTAATTACCAACGAGATATCTATTGACGTTGGGGACTTAAACGATCTATCTCAGGATATCAAAAATTCTCTTCCAAGCTCAAAAAGAGATCTGGCAAACGCAATCAAAAACACATACGACACGACACAAGTCAGGCTGCGACATGTTTTAATAAAGGCGATAGGAATGAGTTGATATGTCAAATCTAGGTGGAGAATTCAAAAATGCTCTGAAGTCTCAGGTTGGAACAACTTGGGAAACAATATACACCGCACCAGACGCTTCGGTGGCCCGACCTAATGGAGCGACATCGTATATTATAGAGCTTGATATTGCGAGCACGGGAAATACTGGTGTGCAGGTTTCTGTGCAAATACATGACAGCTCCGGAAATGTTGATGTGTATCTGATTAAAAATGCCCCAGTTCCACAAGGCGCTTCTCTCAAAGTTGTTGATGGTCAAAAGATAGTTCTTGAGCCAGGCGACTCTGTTAAAGTTAAATGCGAAACGCAAGAAGAAACCGTTGACGTTGTGGCTTCTCTCGTAGAAGGCGTAAATTTGTAGAGAATTGAAAAACTATGTCTTACATAGGAAACGCAAAAACACCTCTTTTGTTGGCATCAAATGTCAGAGACGATCTAATACCAAATGGTGTAAAGCGAGAGTTTGAACTGTCGCAAGAAGTACCTGGAGGCTACGAAGAAAATGTAATTGTCGTCCGACGGCGCTTCTTAGAAGACACTCTAATCGAAAGTACCAACTTAGTGCAAATAGAAAAGTCTAACGAAGTTCTCCAAGATTCGACGATCACTATCGCAGATAATTATCTTGCTGCGGCATTTTCTGTTATTACACCCGAATCTCAGAATGGTGCAAGAGATGGCGACTATCTAAAGATTGTTTATGACGCCACTCAATTCTCATTCAACAAGGTAAAATCTGTTTCGTATAACAGAGATTCCATCACAATATTACTTGAAACAAGCTCAACAGGAACGGCACCCCTACAGAGCATGTCAAATACTACCATACCTAAAATTTCTAGGCAATACCACGGCGCTTGGGAAATACTAAACGCATCGACACAATTTGAGATCAAAACAAAGGATGATGGAACTTACAAAAATCAGATCATCAGAATAGTAGACTCAGTACCTTCTATAAACGACGAAATATATGTTCTGCATAGAGGAGAAGCAACGTACAACTTTGTGCCTTCACCTTCTTCTGTTGGTGCAGATCAGCTCGCCCCAAACTTAAGAAATTGTAAAATAGACATCGCTTCGTATACTTCTACAGGTAGCAAAGTTCTTGTGCTATCTCAAGATGTACCCTTTGCCAGCACACTTATTGTTACGGTGAATGGTATTGTGCAGGTAAGCACAAACGAAAACAAAGAGAGAAATCCCAACTTAACTGAAGAAGAAAATTTAGGTACTTGGACTCTCTCAAAAGACACTGATGGAAAGTCTATCATCACTCTAAAGCAAGAACTGTTTTCTAGTGCGTCTGTAGGAGCACCAGTAGTTGTCAGAGTGTTGCATCTATCATTCAGCACAACAATAAGAAGATATGATTTCTCTCCAGGTCAAGAGCCAACATACATACCAGACGGAACTATCATTTCAGACAAGCTGGCTTCTGATTCTGTTGAGACTAGACACATACAGAATGACAAAGTTACAAGTTCAAAAATACTTCTAACAAACGACCAAGCACTACGCTCAGTAAAAAGCAACGGAACAGACAAACTGGATCTACTCAAGCTAGATAGTTTAAACAGAACTGTTTTGTTTGGAGAAGATGCTGTAGACATCAACTTTGGTGCAGCGCCCAGTAGAGCTTTAAGCATACAACCGACATCTATTCTTCCAGAAATAGATGCGAACATATCTTTGGGTTCTCTAGAAAAAAAGTTCTCAAGTGTTCACACAAACACAGCCACAGTATACGGTGCTGCCACCATCAAAGGTAACCTCACTACTGAAGGTAATATACAAAGCACAAACATCTCAGCAATAGAAAGCAAGCTACAGGCTTTCGAACAAAAATTAAATTCTATTAAGAGCAATTCAGTTCCCGTAGGAACAATTTTGATTTGGACAAAATCAACCGTTCCAAATGCAGCAGAGTTTGGTGGTGAGTGGCTACCTTGTGAAGGGCAATCATTATCGACTACAGACTATGCGACTCTACATAGCGTATTGGGATATGCTTTCGGTGGCTCAGGAGCAAATTTCAATCTTCCGGATTTGAGATCTAGAGTTCCTTTCGGTAGTTCATCATCATATGCTTTGGGAACAACAGAAAATGTGTCTAATGTTTCTTCTAGAAGCCTATCACACACTCACACAGGTAATCAGCATAAACACACTATAACTCACACTCACACAGTACCCGCACACAAGCACCCGCTAGATCAAGCTGAAATTAAAATGCTTGAAACATCTGGAACACATACTCACGATGCCAAGCATGGCCATGGTAGTGCAGCCACAAAATTTTCTACTGACCTAACATCGCTTGACCATCGACATGACATACAGCATGGGCATAAGGAAACATCGACTAAATCAGTGGATAATAAACACACACACAGTTTTACAACAGGATCTGCATCTAGAGAACACACACATAGTCTTAAAATTAAATTGTGGACATCGATCACCAATAATGGAGCGTATACTCCCAGCGGGACGGCCAGTTTACCAACACAGGTGTTGCAATTCGATGATGGTGGCAAAAACAGTTCTATAGTAATCGATGCCGGAAAAAGTCACACGCATAGCGGAAATACTAGCGACACGACCGGTGCAGCACATTCACATCCATTTTCTGTGCCAAAGAATATTGCTGGTCTTCCAAGTGTGACCACTGGAGAAGTAGATTATGAAACATATTCTGGAACTCCCGTATCTGCGACACCCCAAAAAACACCCACAACTCTATCACACTCACACACGTTTAGTATTCCTGAACTAGATCTACAGATAGGTGGAGGTGCACACAACCATGAGATCGACACAACAGGATACATAGGCCCTCAATCGTCGGTATCTGGAAACTCAGACTTCAATACAACAGCACAATCAACATCAGATTCTGGGTTAGGAGGAAACGACACACAAACTGGACCAGCATCCATACCCCACATTACATTAAACTTCATCATCAAGGTAAAGGCAACTTAGTATGAGCGGATACATAGGACAAAACTTACCTTACGGCACGTTCAGCAAGCAATCTTTCTCGATTGTACGTTACAATACAAATGGTAATGGGGACTATCAGAGAACTTATGGACCTCTTGTCCAGAGAGTTTCAAATGAGTCTTCAATTTTGGTGATGTGTGATAGACTCTTGCTAGAGCCAGTAACAGACTATACAATCGTTAATAATGCAGTGGGCGGAAACCTAACTCAAAGCATCAGGTTTAACGATTTACTTGATTTTGCATCTCTAGACAGTGGCGCTGCGGGAATCAAGATTCAAATATTATATCTAGGAAAAGAGCTACTGACATCTTCAGTGCCATCTATTGGAAATGTGCAAGACGTTCAGCTTAATAATCCACAAGATGGTCAACTGATAACATATGATGCAACACAACAAAAGTGGATCAATGCTAATTCTAATTTTGTGAGTGAAGCTCTTGCGGCTGCCGTTGAAGCTCGTATAGACAATATGGAAAATTATGTGAACGGTAAAATTTCTGACCTTGTTGCTGGCGCACCGGCAACTCTTGATACTCTCAACGAACTTGCGGAGGCGCTGGGTGAGGATGAAAATTTCGCAACAACGATTTCAACAAACATAGGTGTTATTCAAAACAATCTAGATCAAGAAATTGCCGCGCGATTCTTGGCAGTTTCCTCAGAAGAGTCTGCAAGGGCGGCTGCTGATGCGGCGATTGAAGTCAACTTGGATAATGAAATAGCTCGTGCGGAAGCTGCTGAAGCTGCCTTAGATTTAAGAGTGACTGATATAGAAGCATCAAATCTGCCAGAAATTCTAACAAGACTGGATGTTGCCGAGAGTAACACCGACCAAAACACATTTGATATAAGTGAACTTAATACATCTCTTGCTTCATATTTGAAGATCGACGGCACAACAACAATGACTGGAAGCCTCAATCTTGATAACAATTCAATATTGATAGGGCAGACTGATACCAGCCAGGCGGGAGAGGGAATAAAGATAACACCAACAGAATTTCGTCTTCATTATAAAAATGAGATAGATCCACAAAGACGCCGCGAAGTGTATCTTGACCCTGAATATATCAGATTGAATCTATATGATGGCGACGAAAATGTTTTATCTGAAATATCATTTAGCCATTCACAAGGTCCAACATGGACTGGCACACCTACGCAACCAAATCATTTTACAACAAAACAATATGTTGATGGACAAGTAGGAACTAAAGTCAGCACATCATCTCTCTCGCCTGTTGCCTTATCTGGTTCTTACAATGACTTGAATGATAAGCCAAATATAAGTGTTCATATACAAAATAACATTGTTCTTGATGATATAAGTAACGTATCTGCTGGAGCACCGCAAGAAGGTAGTGTACTGACATTCTATCCTCAAGCCGGTGTAAATGGAGAGTGGCATGCACACTTACTATCTTATGATGGCTTATTGAATAAGCCATCTCTCGCCAACGTTGCTTTATCTGGCTCTTACAATGATCTTGCTGATAAACCAAACTTATCATCATCACTTGACGAACTATCAGATGTTTCAATAAACAATCCAGAGCCAACAAACATTCTTGCATATACAATTTCGAATGAAGGACCTCACTGGACAAACAAAACGGCAGAGGCTCTGGTATCAAATGTTGTTTCTGCTGTTGCTTTATCTGGCTCTTACAATGATCTTGCTGATAAACCAAACTTAGACTCATATCTAAAACTTGATGCAGAAACGAATACCTATACACTGCTCGGTTTGCTTAAAGTTGGTGGGGGCACTAATCAGGGCATAATAT